TGACCACTAGCTTGGTCACTGAAGTAGAATTACAAGGTGGAAAATTTACATGAACATTAAGGTATATTCAAAGACCAATTGCCCATATTGCGTTAGTGCTAAGAACTGGCTCAAGCAAAGGGGTTATGCATACGAAGAAATCGTAATAGATAACGACAGCGAACGTCAGAAGTTTTACGAAAGCGTAGGTAATGGTGTGCGCACCGTTCCGCAGATCTATGTAGATGGTGAACGTATTGGTGGATTCCAAGACCTAATCAAAAGCCATCTGGCGACCAACTTGAATGCAGATTTTTGAAGATTGGCGAACAACTAAGCAGCAACTTGAAGTTGAAATTGGGTTGCTGCTCAGTGAATCACCCGAGAGTGTAGCTGTACACTCTCAATCTACTCGCAATCGAAACATTTGGTATCACCGGGACAATCCTAATCTGAGATTAACCGAATATGGATTTAAATGTCTTCAATCTCTTTATACCCCTTACACCATTACAGTCAAAGAGATCATGACCGGTAGCAAGATGTTTCACTTGCTGACCTATATCAAAGGCAAGCCCTGGTTCCTTACCCAGCGGCACAATAAGTTTGAAGTCTCCCATTGGGACGAGCAGATGCAGGTCAGTTGGATTATGAGTGGTGGAAATTGGGATGTTTTTGTGTCCCTAAACGCATGATTGCGTAAGTCATTGATTCTATTAGACTTTTAAATTCCCAACAAAATCAACAACTTACACGCAGATCACGTAAGTCATTGATTCTATTAGGATTATATTTCTTGTGGTTTCGCTTGCAGTTCGCTATTATACGAACATGGAAAGCAAGAAGCGTAAAAAGCGTACCGATCGGACTCATGTAATTTACATGCTGAGTTTGGGCAAGAAGCAGTACATTGGTATTACTGCTAAGACTTGCTCTACGGTGCTTTCCAGTGTAAAGTCTCGTTTTATGAAACACGTTTATCGTGCTCGCAGTGAGCACCGCCCCTGGCCCCTCTACGAAGCGATGCGCGAGTATGGGCCAGAGGCTTTTGAACTCACCATCCTGGAAACGGGGCGTGGTAAGGCTTGGGCTCACCAACGTGAGCGCGAGCTGATTGCAAAACGCAAACCCAAATTGAATTTGGCTTGACACGGAATTAAATTGGACTTATACTAGTCCTACAGTTAGAACAAGGAGTTGAATATGTCCCACGAAATTCGCACTGTGACGTTGACCGAAGCCCGCAAGGCTGTTGACGTGGCCATGCGCACGAAGCGTCCAGTTTTCATCTGGGGTCCGCCGGGCTTGGGCAAGAGCGACATGGCTGCGCAGATTGCTCGCGCAGGTGGCGGTCTGCTGATTGACCTGCGTTTGGCGTTGCTGGACCCAACCGACCTCAAGGGTATGCCGTACTTCGACGGCACTAGCGGTCGTATGCGTTGGGCTCCCCCGGCTGAACTGCCCAGCAAGGAGCAGGCTGCGAAGTACCCCTACGTGGTGCTGTTCTTGGACGAGCTCAACTCTGCTGCTCCTGCGGTGCAGGCCAGCGCATACCAGCTGGTGCTGAATCGCCGCATTGGCGAGTACGAACTGCCCGACAACGTGGTGATCATTGCCGCAGGTAACCGCGAAGGTGACCGTGGCGTCACGTATCGCATGCCGGCTCCGTTGGCTAATCGCTTCGTTCACTTGGAGGTCCGTGCAGACTTTGATACGTGGATGTTGTGGGCTGTGGATAACAACATCCACCCGGACGTGGTTGGTTACCTTAACTACGCTAAGGGCGACCTCTACGACTTCAGCCCCAACAGCGCCAGTCGTGCGTTCGCTACGCCCCGTAGCTGGCATTTCGTTAGCGACATGCTGCAGGACAAGGCTGCTAGCGACAGCACGGTGATGGACTTGGTCAGTGGCGCAGTTGGTGAAGGCTTGGCTGTAAAGTTCATGGCGCACCGCAAGACCAACGGTCAGTTGCCTAATCCTGGCGATGTGTTGTCGGGTAAGGTCAAGGACCTCAAGATCAAGGAGATCAGTGCGCAGTACAGTCTCATGACTTCGCTCTGCTACGAGCTGCGCGACTACTACACCAAGAACAAGGGTAAGCTTAACGACAAGGAGTGGCACGGCATGGTCGACTGCTTCTTCCGTTACATGATGGATAACTTCAACACCGAGATCTGCATCCTTGCTGTCAAGGTTGCGATGCAGCAGTACGGTTTGGTGTTCCAGGGTAGCAAGATGACGACCTACCCTGAGTTTGCTAAGAAGTACGGTGCGTACATCACTGCTGCGGTCAGCGCCAAGTAAGGAGTAAGGACATGGGACTTGACATGTGGATGTTTGGTAAGGAGCATCGCGTTTGGACTACGGATCCGGACGCGACTGACTTGGTAGAATCGGGCGATGACCTCGAACTGGCCTACTGGCGTAAGCATCCTAACCTGCACGGTTACATCGTGCAGCAGTTTGCGGGAGGTGTAGACGAGTGCCAGAATATTCCGCTAACGGCTACGGACTTGCTGGACATTGTTGAAGCAGTAAAAGGTTTATCGTTACCGCATACCGAAGGAGCCTTCTTTGGCAAGAGCTACATGGACGAGGACGAAATTGCGCTCGACGTAGAGCAGTTGGGTAAGGTGCTTGATTGGCTCAAAGAAGACACTAAGTTGCTACGCACCATTCACTATCAGGCCAGTTGGTAAGGGGAAACATATGAGCTATCGTAACACTATTCTCAAGTGCCTTGAACAGAATCTAATTCTGGCAAGGTGGGACGGCGACACTCTTCTCATTGATGAAGAGCTAGGTGCAGACACGGTATTCAAGGTGCTGCGCAGCAATCAAAACATTGCCAGTATTCCTGCTGTACTGGAAGTGCCGGCTAGCGAGTTGATTCACTAATGACCAAGCAGGCAAACAAGCGTAAGCTGACTAAGTTGTTGGAGACTCTCCAACCAAAGATTATTCCAATTCAGGATGTCTTTACGGTACTGGTCAAGAAGCAGCACCTGTTTGCCCCTAACGTTCCTTTCATGTATATGAGTCGCATTCAATTTGATGAGAGACTACAGTATAGTAGTCTCAACGAAGATGACGAGGATTCTACTCTTTTTTTTATGGAAGAGGGATATGTTACTGCTATAATGAGCGCATATGTTTATGGGTCTGCTGAAGATAGTTTAGTACACGAAATGGACTCTTTTGTGCAGGGCTTCTTTAACGCTATCCCTGGTGTAAAGATGGGTACTTGGCGGCGGGGGGCTGGCAAGTACTTTGGTAACACCAGTCCGTGGGAATCTACCATTCGTGAATATACAGTGTACGTTACTATCTACTCGTCGCAGTGGTCTGGCTTGCGAGATTACTATGCTATGAAATTGTTAGGCTTTGCTGCCTGATGCTGTATAAGTACAATATCTAAACATCAGGAATTTTTATGTATACTAGTACCAAGTTCTTTAAGGAGATTGGCCCATGTGCCTATCGCAATTGGAAGAGTGATACCGATTGCTACATGCTGCATGGTTACGACCGCAGCTTCAAGTTTGTATTTGGTTGCGACAATCTAGACAAGCAGGGCTTTGTTGTGGATTTTGGTGGCCTTAAGGCTATCAAGCGTCAACTGGAAGATTGGTTTGACCATACGGTAATCCTCCAAGCAGACGATCCACTGGTAACCACGTTCCGCGAGCTTACTGTTAAGGGTCATTGCAAGTTGCAGACCTTCCCCTTAATCAGTTGCGAAGGGCTTGCTCAGTATGTTGGCGAGTATGTAGACGACATGCTGCAGAAACAAAACGGTGGTCGTAATTGGGTTGTGAGCTGCGAGATGATCGAAGCTGAAAAGAATAGTGCTATTTACAGTCCGCGTTTGGACCCAAACAGGTTGACATTTGACGATTTGGTTGAGCTCAAACAGGAAATGGAATCAGCTAACACTATCCCGTACGCTGCACTCTAGCGTAAGTCATTGATTTTACTAGCTTTTCTAGGCTGCGTAAGTCATTGATTCTATTGAGAATTTAGTTGTTGCATTTCTTTGAGCGTTTTCGTATAATACGAACATAAGGTAAGGAGATTGCAATGACAGTGAGCTACGCAGAAATTGAAAAGAAGATTATCACAGCCCGCGTTGGCTTGCTGATGAATCAACCCTTTTGGGGCAACCTTGCAACGCGACTCAAGATTTGCGATGTGACCGATGAGGGCTGGTGCCCCACTGCTGCCACCGACGGCAAGAGCTTGTTCATCAACCGTGACTTTGTGAACAAACTCAGCATCAAAGAAACACAGTTCTTGGTAGGTCACGAGATTGGCCACTGCGTTCTTGACCACTTTGGTCGTTTAGGCGACCGCGACAAAGTGTTGTGGAACGTGGCTGGCGACTACGTGATTAACCAAGAGTTGGTTGACGGTGGTGTTGGCGAACTGATCAAGGTGGTCACCCCCTTGTATGACCGCAAGTTCCGCGGCATGTTCACCGAAGAGGTCTATGACCTCGTCAAGAAGGACGAAGAGAAGTACAAGGGTAAGAGTACCTTGGACATCCATCTTGAGATTGGCGACGGCGAAGGCGACGAGGAAGGCAAGGGCAAGAGCGACAGCGAATCCGGCGATGGTGGCGGCAACGGTAAGGCTCCTACTATTAGCAAGGAGTTGGCTAAGGAACTGCGTGACGAGTTCCGCGAGGCAGTGCTTGCTGCTGCTAAGAGTGCTGGTGCTGGTAACATTCCCGGCTTCGTTAAGAAGCTGATCAAGGACTTTACGGAGCCGCAGATCTCCTGGCGTGAACTACTGCGTCAGCAGATCCAGAGCTTGATCCGTGCAGACTACACTTGGCAGCGTCCCAACCGTAAGACTTGGAGCAGCGGCATTTACTTGCCCGGCTCGCTTCCCGAAGAGACGGTAGACATCTGTGTTGCGATTGACGTCAGCGGTAGCATCTCGGAACAGATGGTGCGTGACTTCCTCGGCGAAATCCAGGGCATCATGGATCAGTTCCGTGACTTCAAATTGAAGATATGGTGCTTTGATACTCAGGTGTACAATCCGCAGGAATATGACGAGTGCAATCGTTACGATCTCAACTCGTATGAGATTCACGGCGGTGGTGGTACTGAGTTCATGGCTAACTGGAACTGGATGGAAGAGAATGACATCCGTCCTAAGAAGTTCATCATGTTCACTGACGGTTATCCGTGGGGTGCATGGGGCAAGCCGGACTACTGTGATACCGTGTTCATCATCCATGGCACCGAGAGCATTGTTCCGCCCTTTGGTAACCATGCTTACTATCCCATTGAGAAGAAGCACTAAGGAGTTCCTGTGACTAGCTGGGAAGAGCTCACTGTTAATCAAAAGAATGAGTTAGTTGATAGCTCATTAAGCTTCATTGCTACCGTTACTGAAATCTACGGTAGCGAAGAGGGTATGGTTATTTGGGATAGCGTATCGGCTACACTGGGAGAAGATGTGCGGTCATCTATATTCTTCTCAATGATAACTGGTGCTAGCGAATTTAAACGTGTCTGTCATATCAAATACTATCCTGCTAATCACAAGGTAGCACTAATCAAATTGATTCGTGTCTGCACTAACATTGGGCTCAAGGAAGCCAAAGACCTTAGCGAGAGTAATAAGATTACCTTTAAGGTACCACACGCAATGATTACGGAAACACGTCAACAGTTAGCTAATATGGGAGTAGATTACACACTATGAAACCAGAACAGGTTGTATTGGATCTGCAGGCTACGTCAGGACGCAAGGACAAAATTGCTATTGTCTCTCGCGCACTGACAGAAGGTTGCGAAGAGTTTTTCCACGGCGTGCGTTTGACCTACGATGCACTGACTACCTTTGGTGTTAAGCAAGTGCCAGAGCGTAGCGGTGTTAATGGTCGGGGGCTTGCTTGGGAAGAATTCCGTGACCTCGCTTTCCAACTTAGTCAGCGCGAACTGACTGGTCATGCTGCTCGTGATGCTATCAAGGCAGCAATGGACTGTGCTACTAACAACGAATGGAACCATTGGTACCGTCGTATCCTTATTAAAGATTTGCGTTGTGGTACGTCTGAAAAGACTATCAACGACGTGCTGGCAGATGCCGGCAGGGGGGATCTTCGGGTACCGGTATTCACTTGCCAGTTGGCGCACGATGGGACTGACCATCCCAAGCGGATGACAGGCGAAAAGTTTATCGAAGTCAAGTTGGATGGGGTGCGTGTTCTCACTATTGTGTACCCCAATGGTCGAGTAGATCAGTACAGCCGCAGCGGCAAGGAACTGGTAAACTTCGAACGGATCAAGCGTCAGCTTGCTAAGGTTGCAGGGCAGTTTACAGAGCCAATGGTACTAGATGGTGAGGTAATGAGCAATAGCTTCCAAGACCTCATGAAGCAGATACATCGTAAGACTGATGTTGCTGCTAGCGATGCAGTGCTATACTTGTTTGACATCATTCCATTGAACGAGTTCGTTGAGGATGCTGGTATTCAAGTACAGAGCAATCGCAGCGAACAGTTGATGACTTGGTACAGTTTAGTATCATCTGCACTGCCAAACGTGCGGGTAGTGGAACAGGAGTTGGTTGATCTCAGTAGCAATGCAGGGCAGCAGCGTTTCCGTGAGATCAACGCAAGTGCCATTACAGGTGGTTATGAAGGCATTATGGTCAAGGACCCCGGCGCGCTCTATGAACTTAAGCGATCGCATGCATGGCTAAAGGTCAAACCTGTAATTACTGTGGATCTTGCAGTTACGGGATTAGAAGAAGGAACGGGTAAGAATGAAGGACGTTTGGGTGCTTTGGTATGTGAAGGCGTGGATAACGGACGCACTATCCAGGTTAACGTAGGCAGTGGCTTTAGCGATGAACAGCGTGACGATTTTTGGCTTAATGCTAGTTCCGTTACTGGCGAACTGGTTGAAGTGATGGCCGATGCCGTAACACAGAATCAGGACGGCAGTTACAGTCTACGCTTCCCTCGCTTTGTGCGCTTCCGTAACCTACGAGGCGAAAAGATTTAACGATTTACCTTAGCCCCGGCAACGGGGCTTTTTTTTGACTGGCCACTGTTGCATGCTTAAATATTCAGCATGCAACTTTAAGGAGTTTATTATGACAGAAAATGCAACAGCACCAGAGCCAACACTAAGTATCGCCGATATCAGGAATCTTCTTGCTATCGTTGACGTTGCCTCTAAAAGGGGAGCATTCCAAACTAAGGAATTTGTTGCCGTTGGCGAGATTTACGCAAAGGTAGAAGCATTCTTAGATTCAAAAGAACCTAAACCTGCTCCAACCGAAGAAACTAAGGGAGCCTAATTATGGCTAATGTTAAACACGTAGGGAAGATGAATTCAGGACAGAAAGTAGTAGTACTGTTTAAGACTGTACCAAACGAGACACACAACTGTCTAGTTACTGAAACTGCAAACCTTCCGAGAGCATACCATGATCGAATCATGGAACTAGTTGAAAGCGACGAAGGACAGCAATCGGCTGATCTAGCAGACCTATTAGGTCGTAGATTCTTTAGTGATGGTAATAACATCCTAAACGTATTGCATTCTAAAGGATTCATTAAGAAAGTTAACACTAAAAATGTGTTGCTAACCCCTAATGTTTCTACATCTGTTCCACTAAACGAAGTTAATCAGATTCTTCTAAACAAGACTGATGTGAAAAAAGTGGACGCAGACATGCTATCAAAGCCTTTCTACGGAAATCTAGTTTCAGACGAACTAGCAGCAATAGTATCAACACCAGTAGTACCAGCTGCTGCCAACGATAATGTATTGCTAATGCAAGCAGAGTTCCATGAAAGGGAAGCAGCTAGACTGCGTCAACTTGCAGCAAGTACTGCAACTACAACTACTGTAACTGATGTCAAAGACCAAAAAAAGCGGGGCAGGCCGCCCAAGACTGCAACGGTGGGTTAAGTTTGTAGGCTCAACAGCAGAGCAGTGGAAGCGAACACTCAGTCAAATTAGTATTGAAAAAGTTCCTTTAGAATATGTAAATGATATTCGCTTCCACGCTAAGAATGGTAAGATACATTTATACGAACTTAAGAATCATAATGACGAACATGTTGAATCATTGATTGAGAGAGTTTGTGAAGAGATAGGTGATATATCTGCTGTTGAGTTTGTTATTGATCTAGACGAACTTCATTCCGACATATCCGAACACGTTAGAATTTTGCTTAAAGGATCAAAGGATGATTGAAGAGATTAAGGTTCACGAGCATGGGCGTGTTGTACTAATGGACTTTATGGGCAGTGATCACGATATTGCAGATGCTGCCCGTATTAGTTACGGCAAAGGTACTAAAAGTATTAGCGACGATCGAGGATTGATTCGCTATCTAATGCGCCATTGGCATACCACCCCGTTTGAGATGGTTGAACTTAAATTTGCACTCAAGATGCCAATCTTCATAGCACGCCAGCACCTACGTCATCGTACCGCTAGCGTGAACGAGTACAGTGGCAGATACAGTGTAATGAGCGATGATTTTTACTTACCCCCGTTAGATAAAATCAAACCTCAAAGTTTAGTCAACAAGCAAGGGCGAGATGGCACTTATACTGTAGCTGAAGCGGAAAGTGTACAACACGCCATGTCCTCAACGTTTGAAAAGGCACACAGAGAATATCGACACATGATTGATCCCAATGTAGACACTACACGGGAACTGGCACGTATTGTGTTACCTGTTGCTAACTATACCGAAATGTATTGGAAGATTGACCTACACAATTTCTTTCACTACATTCGCTTGCGTATGGATAATCATGCGCAGGAAGAGATTTGCGACTATGCTACTGCTATGTACAATATGGTCAAGTCCCGCTTGCCGATTGCATGCGAAGCTTTTGAAGATTACAGATTTAATGCTGTAACACTCAGTGCAGGTGAAGTACGAGCTGTAGATGATCTGATCAGTGGTATATTCCGCAATGATGCAACATACTACAGTATGGGTGCAAGAGAATGGCGAGAGTTTAACGAAAAATGGGGTGCTGCGATAGCACGTAATAAGCGATAAAGTAAAGCCCCAATTAAGGGGCTTTATTTTATTTGCAGCTACAGTTGCAGCCTTTGTTTTCTATCTTAGCGTCAAGTTCCTTTATAGCTTCAATTAACAGTGCAATCAACTTATCGTACACTACATGTAGTCTACCATCGTGCTCGTGTACCGCTTCTGGTAGTATCTTTTGCACTTCTTGTGCTAAAACACCAACTTGCAACTTCTTGTCAAGTATACCTTGATTCTTAGCTGCTTCGTTCCAGTAGTAGTTTACACCACTAATACTCTTAACACGATCTAGTGAACTACCTAGGTATCCAACTACATCCTTAAGTCTTGCATCCGATGTAGAAGCAAAGTCTGTAGCATATAGTGTACCACTTTGAATGCTAAAGTTTGTAGTGTCTACACGAGCAAATGTATTTGATCCACTAGTGCTTACTACTACAGGATAATATGTACTACCTGTAATTGTTGTATTAGTTGCATTTACGTGAGACAGAACATGTGAGCCTTGGTAACTATCTAATAAGTCTGCGTTTAGGCCCGAACCCGCACCATCGTTACCAGAATCCCATACAGTATCGTCGAGTAAACCGCCATTTCTCTTAACTACCCAGTCTGAACTATTATATGCTAGATATGTTTGCTGGGTCTCGGTAAAATATATTCTACCATTATTAACGTTTGTACCAATGTACACTCTTAGGTCGCCTGAGAATTTGTTTTCTACTCTTGCAAGTAAAGCAAATTCTGAGCTGTCATACCCATCTAATAAATCAGCATTTGGATTTGTTGATCCAACACTACCAGCATAGCCAAGGCTACCAGTGTAGCCCTGTGGACCTTGTGCTCCAACTACACCACTTCCACTGAATCCAATGCTCGCTGATCCGGTAAAGCCAGTTGGACCTTGTGGACCTTGTGCGCCAGTTGCGCCCCTAGAGCCGGTGTAGCCCTGTGGACCTTGTGGACCTTGTGCGCCAATGCTGCCAACATATCCTTGTGGACCTTGTGCGCCCGTGCTACCTGTATAGCCTTGTGGACCTTGTGCACCATCAACACCTTGTGAGCCTGTATTACCAGCTGAGCCAACATAGCCCTGTGGTCCTTGTGCCCCAACTGAGCCGGTAAAGCCAATGCTGCCAGTGTATCCTTGCGGACCTTGTGCACCAACTGAACCAACAAAACCACGCGATCCTGTATAGCCAATTGGTCCTTGTGGACCTTGTGGTCCTTGTGGTCCTTGTGGACCAACACTGCCAACAAAACCTTGTGAGCCATTGAATCCTTGCGGGCCCTGCGCCCCTGCGCCGCGTGAACCGGTGTAGCCTTGTGGACCTTGTACACCGATGCTGCCGGTATATCCAATACTACCAGTGTAGCCTTGTGGACCTGATACTGTACTTGCACTGCCCGTGTATCCTGAACCACCTGTGCCGCCCACCGATCCAGCAAAACCTTGTGGTCCTGTTGGACCAATTGATCCAGTAAAACCCAACGGACCTTGCGGGCCTTGCGCGCCTGCGCCTCTAGATCCAGTAAAACCAGTTCCCAAGCTTCCAACAAAACCAACTGGGCCTTGTGGGCCTGTTGAGCCAGTGTAACCAAGTGTAGTTGACTGCGAGCCAGTAAAGCCTGCACCAATCGAACCAGTAAAGCCTTGTGGGCCAATTGATCCAGTGAAACCTGATCCAGTACTACCAACAAATCCAACTGAACCAGTGAAGCCTTGTGGACCACGTGATCCAACAAATCCTATTGATCCAGTGTATCCTTCTACCGTAGAGCGAGATCCGGTGTATCCTATTGATCCAGTAAATCCTTCTACAGTAGAGCGAGATCCAGTGAATCCTACACCCTGTGGTCCAATACTACCAGTGAATCCTTGTGGACCTTTACTACCAGTGAATCCTTGTGGACCTTGTGGTCCACGTGATCCGGTAAACCCTATTGATCCAGTAAAGCCTTGTGGGCCCTGTGGGCCAACATCGCCTATCGCTGGAGTCCAAAATCTTGTTCCAGTTATATCACTGGACAAAACATAACTTACGCCCGGAGGTACGCCTAAATTTGGTTCAGCTTCTCTTAGACTGATCCATGTTGGGTCCGCTGCTAGAGGATAGCCAGCAGTCGTTGCAGCTACCTTTTTAACTCTACCGCTAAGTGTTGTAAGTAATTTGGCCATATTATTCGTTTGATGTTTCTAGTATGCTTAACACAACTTCTAGATAGTCGTTATCCTCTGCCGACATAGTGATACTTTGTCCTGATTCCAATACTAATTTACCAGTTAATACACTTACACTGTCGTTTGGTGGGACTCCAAATTCGCGTACCAAATATCTCATTGTGGAGCCATCATTGTGAGCAGCACTTACCCATTTATCAAGCGGGGTTCCTACGTTCATATTAGAGACTTGCGCCATCAATATAATAGTAGTAATGCCTACAGGTGCAGTATAGATGTCTACGTCTGCCGTAGTTATTGCAGAAGCAACAGTTTTAAACGTATTTAAAGGTATAGTGGAAGCCATGTATTATCCCTCGAGTGCCAATATGTATGGCGTTAGTACTGCGAACAAACTCTTGTTAAATGTTCTACCAGAGATTGTACCAGTATCGCGATTAATTACCAGTTCAGTACCGATTTTAAAGTCGCCTTGTTCGTTAGTTCCAGTAAAGTATGCTTTACCTCCACGCAGCTCAACTACTTCGTTGGCTGCAATTGGATAAGCACCCGCTTCTGGTGTTGCTGTACTTAGTATATTTCCCGAACCAATGTACTCAAATGTATGGCCCGAGGACGATACAATACTACGTTGGCGGAACTCAACTGCAGATTCATCTACAATTGGACGCTTAACAGCAATTTCTAGTCCAATCTGACTTTGACGTAATCCTTCGTATGTGCCTGCAGTTGCAACTGGTCCTTCTGTTGCTGTTACTACGGTATAGTAGTCGTGTAGTGTAGCGGTGCCACCACCATCATATGATGCAGTATACAGTGATGTATCAACTCCCAGTGCTAGAGCAGAGTCTATGTGTAGATCTGCTTTGTACGCATTGTTAGTTAATTTGATAAAATACGTATTACCGTTTAGCAACGATTGATTATTACTACCCGTAAACCCACTAGCTACAATCTGCTCGTCGCCCCTAAAGTAGTGCGGATCGTCAAAAGTCAAGCGTACCGAATAAATTACGTCTAGCAGTGCATCTACGCCAATACCAGTAGATGTTATAGTAACAGATGGGTTTGATGGAGTTTCTATTAGTTCGCCATAAAATGGTGCTGCAACTCCGACCGATTCAATTCCGTACACCAGATCCACTGTTATTACAGCAGCCGATGACGAGATATCGGGACTAATATTTGTTAGAGCTGTTACTCCCGTGTTCTTAACGCCAGCTTCGATAATAGTAAATGTAACCGATGGCGTAACTGTTGCTACTTCAAGCACAGCAGATGTACTATATCCCTTAGAGAACGTAAATCTATCACCTATTGCAAGTGACCCCGATACTAAGGTATTAACGGATGCGCTAACAATCTTAACTGTTGATACGCGGAACTTTGGCGAAGTGCCTACTATGCCGTCGAGTTCCATCAAATCGCCCGGCTTATAACCTGTGCCAGGATCGTTAATAGTTGCACTAGCTGCTACGATATATGCGTCTGCGACAATTAATTCACTAGTGACGTCCATCGCATCGCCATAGTTTGGACGGTGCGTTAGCCCCTTAAGGTTGATAGCCTTGCCTGTTTGCAAGTCGCCGTCTGTTACACCCGAATACAATACTTCACTTAATCCATCCGCAACTAGTGCGTATGTACCAAAGCTGCTGTCACTGTTAGCAACGGAACAGAAGCCGCCGCCCTTACACAAAATACCAATGTCAGTACAAATGGTGTAAATGGATACGAGCTGTGCGTAACCGCGGTTGATGATTTCAATCCCGTTACCACCTTCGTTAATTTGGGTAAACGAGTCGAGGACCATAGACTTCAATCCAGTACTCAAGTTACCGTCAACACGCATACCTGTGCCAGTTGTAGTGATACTGGAGCAGTTGTGTACGTATGGGCTTACTGGTAATGCGCCAGTTCCAGCAATACCACCGGTAATATACGAACCCCAGTTAGTTGCATCAACTGGTTGTGTTAGCGCACGATCAAGATACAGATCAATGCTGTCGCCATCTATCTTTCGTACATAATAGAAGCTGTCTGTTTCTGCCTGGCCGCCGCTGGTGTATGAACCAAACAGTGTTCCATCAACAGGATCTGTTAGTTTAACGTCATTGAACAGTTCAACTTCTGTAGTATTAAAGAAACGTGCATAGTAACGATTGCCATTAACTTCGTTCATTCCGCCTACAGCAGATAGTCTCATCGAAGTAGTATCTCCAAAGGCATGACCCTTATTAAATGTTAGTCTAACTGGGTTGGTGTTGGTTGCATTGGTGATCTGATGTATATAACCGTTATTGACTTCTGTCATACCAACAACCTGACGAATAGAAATAGTATCTCCGCTCGAGTATGGGTGCTGTATTGCGTAGTTTTCGTCCGTAAATCCAATTAGCTCTGATACAATGAACGCACGGTTAGCGTTTAGTAGATATGCAGCGTTAGCTGTTGTTTGATACTTCTGCTGTAGTACATAGTCAATATACGCAATGATTTCTGCACGTAAGAAACTACGATTTGCTACCAACTTGTTATAGGCATTCAGTATAGTTGCGTTTGTTTCTGCTACTAGTCCAATTGGTGTTCTTGTACCTGGAGTAATATAAGCGTTTGGTCCGTTGATAATGATATCCAATATCAAATCAACATTTGCCTGTACGGATGCTGCTGCACCTGCACCACTGCTACCTGAGATTACCTGTGCAACTTCTGTTTGATATAGTGTTGCAACCGGTGTACCTGTAACAATAGATGGGATAATTGACTTCAAGTATTCATACGCAGCAGTTACCTGCGGTACTTCGTTTGGAATTGCAGTCACTGTACTTGAGAAGTTTAGATAGTAGATACCGCTTTGTATTGCCTGACGATTACCGCCATACAGTACGTCATATGAAATACTGTCTAATATGTAACCAACGTCGCGCTCGCACAATCCTGTATCAAATACTAGACCCGAGTACGCAGGTAGTCCTTGTATGTATGCAACTGTAGCAGCAGGTAGTGTTGCTTTTGCTGTTTGAATTGCAGCATATGCATCAGTTACTGCAGTAACAACACTTGCTGTTGTTCCGTTTGGTACAATCAGATCAGTTACGCTAGCCGGAGGTGTTGTACCATCTAGTATATCGATGATAGTGTCAAATAGTGCATTTGTAGTTGAATCAATTGTTACACCAGCCAATCCTGCAACCTGCGACTTGAGATATGCTAGTGCATCAAGTGTAGCGGCCTTCTCGCTAGGAGATCCATCAGGAACACTATAACCATCTGCTTGAGTCCAGTACTGCAAGCCAGCAAACATGCTTTGGCTGTTGCCGTCTAGTCCTGGGAACTTCAAGTCTTGTGCTAGTGCGTCAACGATCAACCCAAGGTCGCGTGAGCACTTGAGATGATCGTACGTTACAACTGTAGTATCAATGTAAGCAATTACTTCTGCACGGATAAAGTCTCTATTAGCTTGCAACCGTGTATAAGTGTTATTAGCATTACCGCCAGCGGCAACTAGACCAATTGGAGTACGTGTGCCAGCGTCAAGGTATGTACCAGGACCATTATTAATAATGTCTAGTATGATATCTACTGCGTCGGCTGCAAGTGTAGACTGTGTTGGTGTACCGCTGCTACCCGATGTAACTTGTGCTACGTCTGTTTGATATGTTGTAGCCAATGGTGTCCCTTCAATGATAGAAGGCAGTATGCTCTTTAGATAGGTGTAAGCGGCAGTTACCTGTGGTATTTCACCTGCCACTGCACTATCAGTTGACGAGAAGCCTAGATAGTAGATACCGCTTTGAATTGCCTGACGGTTGCCGTTATACAACAAGTCATAGCATACGCTGTCAATTATAAAACCAACGTCTCGACTACAAGTTGTAGAGTTATATACTAATGCTGGATAGTTAGTGTTAACCCAAGTAACTATGTTGGCGCGAATTGTTGTCTTGGCCGATTGTATTGCTGCGTAGGCTGTAGCTATTGCTCCGGTGTTAGCGATCGCATCGTTTGGTATAATCAAATCGGTAACATCAGCTGGATCGATAATTCTATTGATAATGTTTATGATAAGATCAATTAGTTCATCTGTTGTAGCAGATGTAGCTGCAGCAACTGCAGTGATTTGCGCTTTCAACTGCACTAGTGCACCAACTGTTGCTGCAACTTCTGCACTTGGTGCAATGTTTGAAATACTATACCCGTCGTTCTGTGTCCAGTATTGCAGGCCAGCAAACACTGTTTGACTGTCGCCGCTGGTGCCTGGGAATTTAATGTCCTGTGCAATGGCGTCTACGATCAGTCCTAAGTCACGTGAGCACTTGGTGCGGTTGTAATTAAATGAACCGATACGTGCTAGGCTAATTGGTTCTGGATTTGGTGCAACACTTGGGCCTGCATTGATAATGTTAATCATCAGGTCAAGCTTGTCAGTAATCTTGTTAACGTCTTGTGTTGTACCAATTGCCATTGGCCCCTCTGGCATCACTTGTGGCACTGTACCGTATACTGTTGGAACCTCGCGTCCTTCAACAATGTACGACGACAATGTCTTGATGTAATCGTATGCTGCTGTTACAATTGGTTTTTCGCCAGGTACTATGCTTACAGTAGTTGAGTGATTCCAATAGTAAACGCCTGATTGTACTGCTTGTCTGTTAGACTGAACAGTGTTAGTTGGGTCAGCGTTATACAACAAATCAAAGCTAACACTGTCAATCATGTAGCCCAAATCTCTGCGGCATTTCGCTGCAGTCTGTGTATCTGCATAACCGCCTGTCTCGTACGCTGTAAATCCTGTACCGTCTAGAGCAGTTAGCAATGTAGCATCTAAGTATAGCTCTACGGTATTTGCGCCAGTGTTCTTAGTGTAGTAACGATTGCCGTTTAGCTCAACCATGCCTTCAATGTTGTTGATTCTAATGGAGTCACCATCTGCAAAGGCGTGACCTGTAATAGTTAGTACAACAGGACTTGCTGCAGTTGCGCCCGTAATTGGTTGATCAAATGACGGGAACGTACCTGCAATGTCTGCAATCGTATCGTCAATGATTGTTGCTTTGGCTGCTTGTAGCGCATCATACGCAGCTTGCGCATCGCGATCAGGTTCAATACTGTTAGGAACTATGCCGCTGGTGATTGTTGCTACGTTAACAGTTTCATCCAATAGATTTCTTATTAAGTCAAAACCATTTTCAATATTAGTCTTGTCTGCTGTTCTAATAGACAATGCATTAGTCTGAGTGATAACAAAGTCAATTGCCGCTACTGTTGCTGCAATCTCTCCTGCTGGGATTGAACGTTCTGCTGTCTGACTCCAGTACTGGATTGCTGCAAATGTTGATTGGCTATCGCCATCAAACAATAAGTCTTGTACCAGCGCATCCACAATGAGTCCGGTGTCACGTGAACATGTTGTACGGTTATACGTGTATCCTTCTAGGTACGCAACAACTTCTGCCTTAATGAATTCTTTGTTGGCTAGTAATTGCTCGCCCGCACGACGATACGTTGTACTAAATTCTGAGATGCCGGCGTATCCAGGTGCATCTGCTGTTGTTTTATCATTGATGATGCCCAACATATAATCTACTAGGTTCTGTGCCACTGTGACTTGCGTCAATGTACCAACACCGGAAGCAGTTACAAAGTCTTGTAATTCTCCAGTTTGATATACATAAGGCATTGGTAGCCCACGTATAATGTAGCTAGCTAATATCTTGATATACTTGTAAGCTTTTTCAATTTGCTGTATTTCTGTTGGTACTGTACTAGCTGCTAGATAGCTATAATAGTATACTGCTGCTTGCACAGTCTGGCGATTGCCACCAAATAGATTGTCTCTGCTTATGCAACTAGTAACATATTGTACGTCTCGCTCGCAAGTAGCGGTATTGTATACTAACAACGGGAATTGGTTAGCAATTCTTAATGTTACTTGTTCCTTAAAGAAATCTGTGTTAGCATTTAAGAGTAATGCCGCATGATATTGCTGCGTTGTATTGCCTGCAATAATCAAACCACTTGAAATAATACGCTCTGTTACGTTATTGGTATTGCCATCGGTCAATATATCAAGTAACAGATCAAAATTGTCACTAATAGCAGAAATAACTGTAGGGTCGGTTACTGCAGATGTAGGTATAGATGCTGCTGTCACTCGAGGATACGACACCGGTGTATATAGAACATGTGTTGATATGTCTTGAATAATATCTAGTGCAATTGCTTTAAGATATGTATATGCGTTAATTGTAGCTGCAATCTCACCCGGATTTATTTCGCTAGACGATGCTAGTGCAGCCTGACTCCAATACTGGATACCTGCAAAAGTTGTTTGTGTTCTATCGGTGAATGTCACGTCAGTTGCAATAGAATCCACAATGAGTCCAAGGTCACGATAGCACTTGGCACGATCAAACGAAATTGTCTCCTGATCAATGTAAGCAATTACTTCTGCACGTAGGAAATCTCTATTAGCTATTAACTTGTTATATGCATTGGTAGCATTGCCGCTTGCTGCAACTAGACCAATTGGTGTACGTGTTCCAGCAGTTACGTATGCAGCTGGTCCGGTATTAATAATATCTAATATCATGTCAATATTGCTAGTTGCTAGATTAGACTGTGTTACGGTGCCATTACTACCTGTTGTAACTTGTACAACCTTAGTCTGACGAGGTGATGCAATTGCTGTTCCTTCAATGACCAAAGGAACAATACTCTTTAGATAGTTATATGCAGCAGTTACCTGAGGAATCTCACCTGGAATTGCTGTGTCCGTTTCCGAGAACCCCAAGTAGTAGATACCATTTTGAATTACTTGACGGTTGCCGCCGTACAACAAGTCGTAGCACACACTGTCAATGATATAACCAAGGTCTCTGCGACAAAGGGCTTCGTCGTAAGTTATGCCCGGAGCACCAACAGTGTTAATCCAGTTAATAATATTATCTATAATTGTAGTCTTTGCTGCTTGTATGTCAGCGTATGCGTTAACAACGTCCGTTGCTGTAATTGCTGTTGTACCGTTTGGTACTATCAGATCCGTGACTGTAGCAGGATTTGTTGTACCATTTAATATGTTAATAATTACGTCAACTAGTGAGTCCGTAGTTATAGTCATCACCGGTCCAAGCAACGCAGCAATTTCTAGTTTAAGTTGAGCAAGTGCGCCCAGTGTTGCTGTTACTTCTGATGTTGGGTACACATTTGGAATACTGTATCCACTTTGTGTCCAGTACTGCAAGCCAGCAAACATGCTTTGGCTTGTGCCATCTAGACCAGGAAATTTAATGTCTTGTGCAAGAGCATCTACAATAAGTCCAACGTCACGTGAACATTTAACTCTGTCATATATGAATACTCCCGAGAACGTTACACGGGCAGGATTGGTATTTTCAATGCCAGTAATGTCAACTGAGGGGAATGCGATAATTGCAGCCGGAGCCTTATGATCTCTGAAAGTCATTTCAGTAAAGTAGCTCTTGTTATTAACCCAAAACAAGTCCAGCGTTGTGTTTTGCGGACGAATTGTCACCGAACGCAAACTGTCGCCAACAATGCTTACTCCGGCTGGGATGTAAATTGGATTATCTTCTGTATAGTCGCCGCTCTTGACAAATATGGTTGAGCCTGCACCAGTGCGTCCTGCGCCAGCCGGTGTTATGTATACATCGGCGTAAGTGTAGTCAATACCTCTATCTAGTATTGTAAAACCTATAACTGATCCGCTACTGATAATAGGTACTGCTCTTGCTCCGGTACCGTCGCCAAAGATTGTGACGGTTGGGATTAAGGGTAATTCATACCCGGCGCCTGGATTTGTTACATATAATGCAGTAATTGACCCATTGGCTACGGTCGCAGTTGCAGTTGCAACTAATGCGCGAGTTGCTGCTACAGCAGACTTAATTGTAAGTTTGGACTTATCTAGGCTCTTTCCGTCGTTTGCATCATTACCACTTTTACTTACATAAAATACATTTTGAACTGCAGTGGCGCCTCTGACGCCAACTTCAACGATACTAGGCGTACCGTCGTCCTTTTTGATAAAAACCTTACCATCGTAAGTGTTTATACCAAATTCTCCCAGCGATAAGTCCTGTGTTGTGGGGACTTTTCCCGGAGTTGCACTGCGCTTCATCTGAATTAAGTTAAAAGTAGCCATAGCGTTCCCTACGAAATTTTTCTCTGTACGGAGATGAAAAATAAGTATTAGTATCGTATTTAGCTCTAAATTTTAAAAGGACTATATGTTATCTGTAGCAATAATTGACGTGCTTGGACTTACCTATGATGGTAATACGTTAAGCAAACGCGGGTTAGGCGGTAGTGAAAGTGCTGTAATTTTGATATCCAAAGAGCTTGCAAAGCTAGGATTTAAAGTCACGGTATTCAACAACTGCATAGATTCTCATGCGCAGGAAGGTGTGTTTGACGGTGTGACATATGTAGATCATACTCGACTTGATGTACCAAATGATTATACTGCGGACATTGTGATTGGGTCGCGTACTGTTGTTCCTTTCTCATTAGAACATCATTGGGCACACTGGGCGCAGTTTGGATATCATTGCAAAAGATATCAGCAGCTGGTTAAAAATGCCAAACATAAAGTGTTGTGGATGCACGACACGTTCTGCGGCGGGGACGAGATACTAGAAGATCTGCTGTTGAATAGGCAAATCGATGAGATCTTTACTCTGAGCGACTTCCACACAGCGTATGTCACTAACTGCCACCACGGCGGTAAGCGTCGTAACTTTGAAGTACTCAAGAACAAGGTATTTGTTACACGTAATGGTATGACAAAATATATTGATCAAGTAGATGTTGCTGCCAAAGACCGCAATCTTTTTGTGTACAATGCTAGCGTAACCAAGGGACTTGTCCCATTACTAGATCGTATTTGGCCACAAGTTAAAGCTAACATTCCCGATGCACAGCTCAAAGTAGTAGGGGGATACTATCGTTTCAGAGATAATGCAGAACCCGATGCACAGGAAAAGAAGCTACGCGAGTATGCAGCTAATCCATTGTATGCGCAGTTAGCGGTAGAGTTTACTGGTATTATCAAGCAAAGCGAAATTGCAGAGTTGCTCAGTCGTGCAAGCTTTATGATCATGCCTGGTGCGTTTCCCGAAACGTTTGGCATTTCCACTTTAGAATCCTTATACTACAATACTCCAGTACTTTGCAGTCGTTTTGGTGCACTGGAAGAAACTGCTGTTAACCTAGCTTGCTATCAGCTAGACTATGCCGTAGAGCCAAACGGACTATTCCCCGAGATCAATCCGGAAACACAGTCTCAGAAGTTTGCGGAAATGACTATAAATGCATACCGCAACACATACCTACATCAGCAAAAGATGTATGCATGTAATCAGATACGCGATATCTGTACATGGGATACTGTTGCAGTACAGTGGAAGCAGCATTTTTATAAGAAGCTAAATCAATTCTTACCAGTAACAGACTACCGCAGAGCTGCAGATATTAATGCTAAAGTACATCAAGTGTTTGGACGTAGATTTAGTAACAACGAAGAGTGGGGCACTCCAACACGTGGCGTACAACAACGCATTGCAGTTATTAGCACATTTTATAATGCAGCAAATTATCTGCGCAAGTGTATTGAAAGTGTTGCCCAGCAGAACTACGATAACTATCATCTGTACTTGATCAATGATGCATCAACCGACAATAGTGTCGATGTTATCATGGATGTAATGAAGGACTTACCAGACGAATTAGACGGTAGGTTTACTCTAATAGAAAGTGAAACAAATGTTGGTGCTGTATGCAATCAGGTATCAGCTATTAGAGAACATCTTGGAGATGACGATATAGTTATGATCCTAGATGGCGACGACTGGTTAGTTAACGATCCCGACATATTCCACTACTATAATAATATCTATCACGAAGGCACAGAATTTAGTTATGGGTCGTGCTGGAGTATAGTTGATAACATTCCGTTGATATCGCAACCATATCCAAAACATGTGCGTGATACCAAAAACTATCGCAATCATCATTTCAATTGGATCATGCCCTACACCCATTTACGTACTTTCAGAAAGCGTCTACTCAATGCTGTGGACGACAAGATGTTTAAAGATGCAGATGGTAATTGGTTTAAGGCTGGCGGTGACGGCTCTATTTTCTACTCTGTACTAGAACAAGCCGATCCAGACAAAATTACGGTTGTGTCTAGAGTTGTTTATAATTATAATGATGCTAGTCCACTTAACGACTACAAGATCAACGGCGACGAGCAAACAAGAAATGCAAGGAACATTATTAAAATGAAAGACGGACCAATGTTTACGATACCAGAATTGCCGCCGGCAAACCCGCCGCCACGAACTGAGGCGAGGAAACCAGCATTAGAAATTCTCAGAGAACTAGGTGTATCGCTCACTAACCCAACCGCAACACCTTCTCTTGCTATTACGCCTCCAGTAGTTCCTACTACTACTATAACTATGCCAACGGCTAGCAATACTGTATTACCTACTTCAAAAAAGAAGAAGATTCTGATTGCTATTCCAACAGCACGTAATATTGAAGTAGATACGTTCAAGAGCATTTACGATCTTGAAATACCAGATGGATATGAAACAGAATTTAGATATACGTTTGGATACCGTGTGGATCAGGTAAGAAATCTAATCGCAAGTTGGGCCGCAAACTACGACTATCTGTTCTCAGTTGATAGCGATATCGTATTCCCGCCCGACACACTAAAGAAAATGCTATCCCACAATGTGGATATAGTAAGCGGGTTGTATATACAGCGTATTCCGGGCACACATGCATTGGAAATCTACCTACCTAATCAATGGGGCGGTATGAATCGTGCAGAACTACAAAATTTACCCGATAATGCGCTTGTTGAAATTGGTGGATGTGGATTTGGTTGTGTGTTGGCAAAGGGAGAGATATTTAGTGCTGTAGGATATCCGCAATTTGAATATCATGTTGCACTAGATCACAAGGATACAATAAGCGAAGATACCGACTTCTGTGCTAAAGCACGTAACAAGGGATTCAGGATATACGTAGACACTAGTATTAAGTGCGACCATCTAGGAGCATTTACGTTTAAGGTTGGGCTAATGACCGGTTACGCTCCTGTGGATACTAAAAAAAAGAGTATGACTTGAAAGATCATCTAAGACAATTGGGACAACGATTAGAACTTTTTCCAAAATCACATGTTGATTACTTGAAAAAGTTACGTGATGATCTAAATTTTGAACCAAAAGTAATATACGACATTGGTGCGTGTGTTATGCATTGGACTAACTCAATGAAGCCTGTCTGGCCTAATGCAGAATATATCTTGTTTGACGGTATGGAAGCTGCAGAATTTTTATATCAAGAAAGTGGATACAAATATAACATTGGTGTGTTATCCGATCAAGACAACAAGGAAGTTAAGTTCTACGAAAATGTAGAACAGCCAGGTGGCAATTCATACTATCAAGAAAATGTAGCACATACATTTGGCAACTGTGTATTCCCCGATAGCACTGCTGTTGCAAAGATAGCAATGACTCTAGATACTATAGTTGCTAACAAAGGATATCCCTTGCCTGATCTTATTAAGATGGATGTGCAAGGTGCAGAACTAGATATTATCAAAGGTGCAACTAAGATGTTAGAACACTGCAAACATCTAGTTTTAGAATTACAACATGTAGATTTTAATATTGGTGCACCTAGTGTAAACGAAGTACGGGAATATTTAAAAACTATTGGATTTACTGACGTATCGGGTATGTTCTCGTCCGGTGGTCTAGGTGTTGACGGCGACTATCACTTTGTAAGATTTTAATACGTTCCGCCGTCCACTGCAACTCCCTGTCCCAATGCGGTAGCACTTAGCACAGTTACACCTTCAATTTGATAAGTGCTGCCGTTAGTTGTTAAGTCAAAGTTAACATTACTAGACCATGCATCGGTAGTGTCGTACCAAAGTAATTCTTTATCTGTATCGCCTCTTAATACCAATCCACCAATGGTATCTGTTGGTGTATCTACGTCATTTATGTAAAGTATAGGACTATCAAAGTTAGGTAACGGATCAACAGTAGCATTTAATGTGCCTAATACTGTTAAATCGCCGGTTACAATGACCTCTCCGCCAACTAGATTGATTGTACCATTTGCATTACCAGCATTAGTACCCGTGCCTAATGCAATCTGCGTAATATTACCTTGTGTTTTATTTGTTAGCGACATTGTTTAACCCTCTATCATTATTTATTACTTAGACATAAAAAGACAGGGGCATTTCTGCCCCTGTCATATCAACTAACGTTGAACTTCTTATTACTGGAAGCTTACGTTCTGAACTACAACTTCACCGAGGTAGTCTGCTGCATTGCCAAGTGACGATGCTGTGTTGGTTAGTTCAACATAGCCGTAACGTGTCATGAAGCCAACTGTTGGCTCGAATGTTGCTGGGTCTAGGATTACACCTGAGCTCATTAGAGGGATGTATGGGCAGTAGAATGCTGCTGCATCTGTCTCTGTTGAACCCTTATAACCAACTAGTACTGACTGTGTGTCAGCTGCATATGCGTCAACATATACACGCATGCTGCTGTTCAATGTACCGACAAACTTGGTGTTTGTTGGTGCTTCGAATGTACCTTCTGTGGTACGTGCAAATGCGCTTGTTGTTGCTGACTGTAGGATAGTCAATGCATATGGGCTTACAACTGCCCAGTTACCTGCACCGCGACGTGTGCGTGAAGCAATCTTGTTAGCGGTTCTGTTGATTAGAATAGCTAGAGCAGCATGCTCGTCGCCAACGAATGTTGCAGTACCACTTACTGTTGACTGGTCGAAGGTTTCTTCTGTTGGTGCCAGTGAACGGAGGCTTGCTAGGATTTCCTGGTCAATTTCAGCAGTAATTTCTTGAGCTAGTGCAGCCATAATTTCTGCTTCTAGATCCAGACCGTGCTGTGATTGTGCATCCTGTGCAGCTTCAAAGGTCCAGCGAGCTGACAATTTACGTGTACGTGCCTCTACTGGTTGCTTCAAAATCTGTACCGATACCTTATTACCACCGGTACCTTCTAGGCCTGCTGTTGCACCTGCTCTTTGATCACTTGCTGTTGCTGACGGTGCTGTACCGGAGTAGCTTAGGCTGATCTTGAATGGGCTTAGTGCTTCTTCGCCTGCTGTAGTATTGTCGCCGGCAACTGAACCAGTGTGTGTCTGGGCATAACGCACACGCAATGTGTGGATCTGTCCGACAGGACCTGTCATTGGCTGTACGCCAACTAGTTCGTTTGCAATGACTGTTGGCATTACGCGACGAATTACTGGTAGAATTACGCGGTTGAGGCTTGCGATGTTACCGGCTGATGTAGCACCTGACGATGCCGATTCTGCGATGTACTTGCGGGTGTTTTCCAGCATTACACTCATAGAATTTCTCTTTGAGCCAGTGAGACCTTCCAGCAACGCCTCCTTGGTCTCGTTCCAACGATGTTCAAGAAGTGTGTTAGACATTTTAAATTTCCTCTTTTAATGTGTTACTTCAAGCCAGCTAGCTTACGGAGATCAAAGATTTCCGCTGCTGGTCTGTCAATTTGCACTGGCTTGTCACCAGTAACTTCCTTTCTCGATTCAACCAATTGCTTCTTTACTGGGGCACTTTGTGTACCGTCGTTTAAAACACTCGGCAAATACTTGTCAAAAGACTCTCTGAGTTTTGCAGTTGGTACTGTTCTCAGTAAATCTTCCATTATAGCGCGTGGCTTTTTGCCTAGTGGCGTAAACAACTCGCTCATAACTTCCAAACGCACAGAACTGTCGCGCATTTCGTTGATCGTTTTTTGTTTTGATTCAACTAGATGTGCTGCAGCATCTGACTGCTTCTTAAGATTTTCCATCACACGTACAGCTTGCGTCAGCTTACCACGCAATGCGCGGATTTCTGTTGTTTCGCTGTAATGGCTGCTTGCAAATTCTTTTGAGAACGCTTCAAACAAGCGTTGTCCAAAGTTATTCTTGCGAGCAACTTCGATATCTTCCTTAAGTTGCACTAATTCTTTCTTCAAACCTTCAGTGACTGCTGTTTCTACAGCAGCGGCAGCGCGTGAAACGAACTGCTTCTTAACGGCGTTCAGCTGATTCTTAGCTTCTGCAACAAGACGTACCTTGGCGTTAACCAATTCCTTCTTGTCTTCTGAGAATTCCATGATTTCCTTTGATAGGTTCTTAACCACAAAACTCTCTAGCTTGGCTACATCCTTTCTGAATGCATCACGTTCGGCCTTAAATTCCTTTAATTCTTTTGCCAAATTTTCCAACACGAACTGTTGGAGCTTGGCAGCATGCTCCTTAGTCTGCTTCTTGTACTGGATGCGCTCGCTGATAAGAGCCTTACGGTCTTCAGCAAATTCACCTAGTTCTTTCTGCAGATTTTCAGATACCATACGATCGAGTCCTTCAATAATCTGACTCTTATCGTGCTCATAACGTTGAGCAAATTCGCCACGTAGTTCTGTTTCAACTGATTCACGAATTTCGCGAACTTTGCTTTCCCAGGCTTCATTGATGGCTAGTTTGGTATCTTCGGAAAGCATGCCATTGTCGACGATATTTTTCAAGGCGTCTAGCATTGCATGTTCCTCTATAGTTTCAGATCACGAATCAAATTCGTGATCTCTTTCTCAAGGTATTTCTGTACCTTGGGGTTATACGTGGCTTCCGCCGCCATCTCTAATGTTATCTTTCCCCGCTTAGAGTTCATTAGTCCCTCATATATAGGAGTAGGATAAGCATTTGGAGCTGATGGCTGAGCCACAATATCTACGGTCAAGATCTCAAAATTTGAAACCTTGCCATTTGAATCGTTTACGTCGCCCGAACCACGAGAACTTACACCCAGTTTAACGCCGCTTTGCAGCATTGATTCTGCAATCTTGCCCATCGGTGTTGGAAGTATTTTCAACTTGCCAATACCGTTATTTCCGTCCATCCAAATATCTGTGATCATGTGACTTACACGATCAAGATTAATCTTTAAATCATCTGGGTGGTCAATTTCACCAAGAATGCTGTATCCGTTTTTCAGTTGTTCCTGCATGGATTCAACTGCTCGCTTGATTTCGTGAGACGGATACACTCTTTGGTTGGCATTCTTTACTTCACCCTCGATGAAGGTTCCCTTAAGATACAAGCTCTTAAGATTGCCTTCACCGGAGGTTTCCAGTATTGCCTGGGCACGCTCGTAGCTGAGATGTTCTCGCAGTAGAGCTGACATATCTTAGACCTTCTTCATGTCCTGGACTTTCTTCATCTTGGTGCCTTCGCCCCTGGTATCGTAGCTTGTTAGCTTACCTGGACTCTTAACACCATGATTTCCCTGACTGCCATCCTTAATAGATACTGGCTTGCCAGCACCTGTTGGGCTCTTAGCATTCTTTGCCAGAGGGCTCGTTGCATGAGTACCGGCTGGTTCCGACAGAACTGGCTTTGGAGCATGCTCCTTGTATTCGAAGATTGAAGCTTCGTCCATCTCTTCGTCGCCCATATCTGCGCTTGCAGCTTCGTCGCCCATGTCTTCATGGTCTGTTTCTTCGTGATCTTCGTCACTTCCTTCGCCTGCCATTAGGTCGTCAAATTCTGACTTCAGCTGGCTTAGTGCATCTTCTAGGTCAACGAGACGGTCTTCCATATCTTCCATACCACCCTCGTCGCCCATGTCGTGTTCTGAGCTATCTAGTTCGTCGCCCATATCGTCACCCATGTCGCCTTCGTCGTCGAGTGGCTCTTCGTCGCCCATCTCTTCGTCAGCTTCTGACATATCGTACTCTTCGGCTTCGATCTCATTTACTAGACCTTCAACTTCGTCACCGCCAAACTCTTCTTCGTCGAGTTCTGCTGTTTCGTCTGCGATTAGATTTTCGTAAATTTCACGGCTCTTTGCAACAACGATTTCGTGGAAAATGGCCTGAGCCTTTTCTGTTTCGTCATTGACAACATATTCAAGCAATTGCTCAAATTTCTTTGACATGTTTAAAATCTCCTTAGCTAAGTGTGTAATTAGTTATCAAAAGAATAGAAAAACCGGCTCAAACGGCCGGTTTTTTGGTATTTTTTTAACCCGCAGGTGCTGCAGGTGGTGCGCCGTAAATGGTCTTAAAGAAATCTTCTTGTTTTTTCTGTTCCATTTTACGAACTTCTTGCATTCGACGTAACTTGTTTATTTGTTCCAGTGTGAGACGTATCTTGCGTGTATCGTCTGGACGCTGTACACTTTCGTCATCCTTAGCATCATACCTCTGATCGGGTACTTTCTCGGTATTTTCCATTAAGTCACGTAAATGCATACAATTTCCTCACGCTGTATTTAATCAATTTGATTAAATTCCAGGTTCTCCTCCCGGGGGCATTTCGCCTCCTGGTGCAGTTGGTGCACCTTCTGGGGGGGCTTCGCCGCCCGGTGGGCCTGCCATAGCCTGATCCACTGCACCCATATCTGCTTCCATGCCACCTGGGGTAACACCTACGTTACGTAGATCTGAACCGCTAGTTTCTGCTTCAGCCTGCGCGTTTTCTTTCTTCCATTGTGTTTCGTTATCCACAATTTCTTGTTCGCTTAAGCCCAAGTACCGTCCCATTGCCCAACGTTTAGCAATAAAGGGCAACTGTGCCATCTGATTAAAGTTATTGATACGGTTGCTATCCACATCCACAGTCTTAAACTGACTAAAGTTCTGTGGCTCGGTAAACTTCAATTCAAACATACTGGTATCAATATTAATACCACGCTTCTTAAGGTAAATCTTAAAGTCTAGGTCCAGCTGCGGCACAATTAAGCTTTGCAAACGCATGCAATACTTGTTAAAACGCAGTTCTTGAATTAGTGATGTACCCACACGTCCGTCATTGTAAGTTGCAGCACTATCGTCTGGTCCCGTAGGCATGTAGCTGCTAGGAATACGCAATGCGCGGAACAGCTTGTTAGTAAAGAACTTGAGGTCATCAATTTGACCTAGATTCTCGCCGCCCGGCAATGTAGTAACGTCACTTCCCTTGCCATCACTATTAACAGCAAAGAAGAAGTCTTCATTCATGCTAATTGGGTTATAGGTAGCGTCACTTATGTTGCTACCGCCACCTGTCTGACTAGGAATACGACGCTGATAAATTTCGTTCTTAACACGCTCTAGGAACTGCATGGCTAAGTGGCTGGGCAGATTGCCTGTGTCAATCTTGAACACACGACGTTCTGGCGCACGTTGTACGCGATAGATAATGATAGCATCTTCGATTAGTTCTTTCTGTTTGAACGTCTTGAATACATTCTCTAGAATACTATAACCAAATGGCCATGCTGCGTCGAGACCTTCGTTTAAGCTCAGATGTACAACGTGCTCTGCGGCAACAGCCATCTGACTTTGTGTATTGCTGAATCTACCACCATTACTACCACCTGCGCTGAAATTATAGTTGTTGCCTCTTGGGGAGGTTGCGCCTAGTATTGCAGGTGTTTGTGTATAACTTGTATTGCTGGTGTTGTTGGGTAATAGTTGTGTTGTGGTCAATGACTGCAAGTTTAGGTTAATGTCACGAACAACATACTGCTCGGGCTTCTTACCTTCTGCTTCGTTGACAATTACCTTGTCAACATTACGTGCATCGCAGTGATACAGCTTGTTGTTCTCGGGGTCACGGATAAAGAACGCATCGCCGTACTTGATCACGTTTCTGAACAAGCGGAATATTCTGCGATCCAGTTCATTGAGTCTGTACCAACTTACCAGTGCTTGCTTGAGAATCTTAACTTCAACGTCTGTTGGCTGTTCTAGAAAGTGAAAGTTGAACTGTGTGCCGTTGTCTGGGTTTACTTCTGTGCAAAACTCTGCAATGATATCCAGTGCGCTGTTAACTTCAGGATCTTGGTCCATGATCTCGTATTGATAGTACCGATCAACACGATTACTTTGTCCACTGTATACTTCAGGTAGGAACGTGTTAAAGTTCTTGCGACTCATTACACTGGGAGTAGTGGTCTTTTTGCCCGAGATAGGACTGTTATTGCCCTTGTTTGGGTCTTGATATACGTTAAAATGTTTACGCCAACTACTCATTTATATACCCTTTAAGGAAGTCCGAGAGCCGCAGCTTTCTTTGTCAGCGAGGAAAATGCACCAGATACCATACCTGGTTTCTCCTCGCCTTGTTTTTCTATCGCCATTAACACCTGAGTCATCATATCAATTTGAGCAGATATCTTTTTTACTAAGTCATCTGTATTTACTACTTTCCCTACGCCAGCTGCTGGTTTCGCTAACGCTGTAGCGGCTGCAGGTGCGCCTGTTGCTGCAGGAGTTGTTGGTGCAGCTGGCAAAGGTTTGAGCATCGCCATTGGATTTTTTTGTACTTCTAGTATTCGGTTCTGAATAGGTGTGCGCTGCCCTTCAGGTATTGTATTAATTTCTGCCGGAATAGTAGATTTAGAAAGATCTTTTGGTGGCGGTGCTGCTGCTGCGCCCTTTTTATCTTTCTTAAACCAATTGAGAGGATTTAACTTGTCCTTGATGTAATTGCCAATACTGCTAAACAGTCCCTTGATCGCATCAGTAATGGAGTTCAACATATCCATGAATGAGAATTCTTTCCACCATTTGGCGATGCCGGCAAATACATTCTTGATAGAATCTGTTACCTTAGTCAATATTACCCCAATATCAAACCCGCCAAATACATTTTTAACAAAGTCGCCAACAGTGTTGAATATTCGTACCCAATGATTGTATATTGAAACAAACGGACTCATTAACATTTTGCCCCAATCTTTCAATCCGTTTATCAGATAATTTCCAATACTTGTCCATACAGCCATAAATTTGTCAAAGACTTCCGAGAACGATGCATCGCCCATAAAGAAATCAATGAGCGTTGTCCAGTAGTCTGCAAGACTTCCGAATATATCAATTACTCCAACAAGGGCGTTCACAATAGTTCCAATGATTGGTCCAAGTATGTCCATAATGGGTTGTAATACCCAATCATACAGAAGTTTAAATACTTTGACTACTACTTTAATGACCTTACCCAGTGCATTGACAATCTTACCAAGAGCTTCGCCCAATTTGGCAAGAGTTCCGCCCATACCGCCTTCTTGTTTTGAGAATATATCTTTAACTCTTCCCCATAAATTCTGAAGAACATCAGATACTGTTCCAAATACCTGTGTAAATATGTCTCCAATCATCTTAAAGTCAATAGCATTAACTACAGTGTTAGCGAACGTTAATATCTGATCAAAAATTTCACCAAGTATGCTTAATGCACTAGTGATATCAATTTTTCCTAAAATTTCAGATACTTTGCCAAATACGTCCGAGAAGAATTTTATCATCTTGTTTACAATAGGCATTACTACTGTATCAAACTTTGCAATATAAGGATCCACTTTCTTTATTGCGGAATAGATAAAATCTGCGAGAGTTTGAAATCCTGTTGTAATTTTATCAAACAACGTCAGAAAGACCTTGCTGCCAAATATCTTTAGTATCAAACTTTCAAACATGCCGCCAAACTTAGTCTTGATATCTTGTAATTGCTTTTGTGACTCTAGCTCTGCACTGCGCTGATCGTTCATTGCTTTTTCTGCTTCGGCAAATGTTTTATTTCTGCCCGCTGCTGTCTTCATAAACTCTATAACTTCGCCTTCTCTTGCAGCCTTGTTTGCTTTGGCCGCATTTGCTGCCATGAGTAAATCTTTTTGTGCCTGAGTACGTTGTGCTTGTGGAATAGCACCAAGTGTCTTAGATATTTGCTCGGCGTTGTCTCCCATAGCATTTGCCATTTCGTCGCGAGCTTGTTCTTCTGTTATTGCACCAGATTTCAATTTATCTGCAATTCCAGTGAATGTGTTTTGAAGTTGCGGACCTACTGTTGCAAATGCTGCAGCAGTATCGCCTGTCATAGTACCAAACTGTAATAAATCACCAAAAGCACTTACTAATGTTTCGCCTCCTGGTAAACCTTGTAACATTGTGGCAAATTTCATTACACTATTTTTTTCTTCGCCTGCTAAACCAAGCATATCAAGGGTAGCAGTAAAATCTGGATTCTTTGCAAAATCTGCCATCATCTTATTCATTTCTTCTCTGGTCTTACCTGTGGATCTTGCAAGGGAGTCTAAGTCCGAAACATAATCGGCAGTACTTGCTGTTACTCTCTTTTGAACATCTGCTGCAGTTTCTCCGGCACGTGCTCGAGTAATATCTTGGTGTGTTAAGTTCTGTTGGATATCAGCATAGTCGGCAAGATATTGCGCTGCTTCGCTAACTCCAATGCCCAATCCTGCTAACTTAGCTTTGCCAAATACCAATTCTCGACTAAATGCTGTTAATCTTTTAGCTCCTTCATTCATATTGCCGCCGCCAAAACGAGCAACCGCAGCATGATTCTGCGTCATTAATCGTCCAAGTTCTTCTACACTTAAACCTGCAGATCCTGCAGCGGCTGCTAGTTCGGCAAATCCACCTTGAAATCTGATACCAGACGCATTCATCTCTTTAACAGTATCTGCCATCTTGTCAACTGCACCAAATGCTGCACTAACGATAGCAACGCCAATCATGAATGCGCCTTGGACTAGCTTAAACGCGCCGCCTAATGCCTTAGCTGCACCGCCTAATATATTAAATCCCTTAGCAGTTCCGCCCTGTAATCGTATAATCTCATTATTTTGAGTATTCATTCGAATCACAGATCCGCTCATATCATCTAGGTTACCTGCAACTTCATCGAGTCCTTGATTTAGTGCGGCGCCGGCATCTGCAGCTCCGCCACCGGCATTGCTACTACCTCCCCCGCTGCGGGCACTTGCACTAGCCAGACGATTCATTGCAGCAACTAAACTTCGTAGGGTTGCCTCAGTAGCGAGGTCGTCGCCTTCTATCCTGTATTCTGTGCCGTTAATGTTTATTGAGTTAGCCATAGTGTGGTAGATATATAGTTGTGTATTTATAACGGTTATGAAACCGGTTTTTTAAACGGAAGCAATTCAATGTCAGAAATTAAAAATAACCCGCTGAGTTCATATTTTAGACAGGCTAAGTACTATACTCCCTTGCCTAGTGGAGGCAGATGGTACGAACCCGGCAGCATTGATTGGCCCGCAACGGGCGAAGTTGGCATCATGCCCATGACAGCAAAAGATGAGATTTCGCTTAAAACGCCAGACGCACTGCTAAACGGACAGGGCACTGTGGATATTATCCAAAGCTGTGTTCCTGCCATCAAAAATGCATGGAATATTCCCAGTGTAGACCTCGACACCTTGTTAATTGCCATACGAATTGCAACATACGGTAGCATGATGGACGTTAGCCCTGATTGCCCGCAGTGTAAAGCTGTTAACAATTATCAGCTGGACCTTAAGGAAGCACAAGCACAAACGCTGCACAGAGTGTGGAACGATTACATTCACGCAAACGAGCTAACCATTGTGCTCAAACCCATGACATACCGTCAGCTGAATAACAAACAGTACAGAACATTTGAAGAACAGCGTCTACTACAGGAAATTCAGCAAAGTAGTCTAGACGAAGCAACCAAAATTAAAAAGTTTAGCGAAGGATTTAAGAAGCTAACTTCACTAACGTTGGAAATTGTACTGGACAGCATTGCATGTATCCAAACACCCGATGGTACACAAGTTACCGATCGATCAATGATTGAAGACTTCATACAAAATACCAGCAGCGATGTGTTTGACAGCATTAACAAGTGTATCACAAACAACAAGGAAAGCTTTAGTCTGGCTCCAATCCAAGTTGAATGTCAGGAATGCCAACACAAGTGGAAGCAGGAACTGGAGTTCGACGCTACCAATTTTTTCGCTCGAGGCTCCAGCAACTAACAGTTGAGGAAATTGAGGAGCTTTGCGATGCATATCAAAAAGACTGTCTCAAGATTAGGGAAGATTGTTATAAGTTAGCTTGGAGCATGCGCGGCGCGATCTCACTAGATCAAGCACTAATGCTAAGTTACGACGATCGTAATATTATTGCGGAGATTTACAAAGAAAACTTGGAAACTACCAAGAAGTCCGGACTACCGTTCTTCTAAGATTTACGTATGTGTTTCTTATGCACACGTACTTGTATATGCCCGTTATAGAACTGATCACTTTCTAACACACGTCGCTGGATCTGTTCGCGGGCTTCTACATAAGAGCATTCAGCTTTACTGTGGCAATAGAACAGTATCTCACGGGCAAACTTGTCCTTGCCCAGTGCTTCAACATCGCGAGTTAGTTCATTACTGGACCCGTAGTAGTCACGCCAATCGCTTTCTACTTTGCCCCGTATCTTCTTGCGTTTCTTCTTTCCGTTCTTAAGTTTAACTGTTTTGTAGGTAGTTTTAGCAAACTTAGCTAGCTTTTTGCCAATGTACATTCGCTCGTTAGCTAGGTTAGTAATACAGTATACAAACCCCACAATATCGTCGGGAAGATCCGTTACTTCCTGTCCTTGAAATGTCCACATCAAGTATATAGCTGAAACGAGTATACCGTAAAATTTAACGTTAAACGCAAGGTCTTATAAGTATTACTGTATTTTATAGCCCCAGTTGCGGAACGATCCGTATCCCGAGGTGATCCTGCTCGCGTGGTGGCCGCAGGTGGAACGCATCTAGCAAATGCACGGGATGGCATGACGAGTTGAGCTTTGAATGATGCGGCTCTGATTGAACGAGATATTCACCCGCAGCTTGTGTGTATAATTCTGTGTCTCAGTACATACAAGTCCCGTTGCGCTAATCGCCGAAGTATGGAAGAACGAGGTATCGGGCAACCGCCTCTGTCCTATAGGACTGTTCCTGAACACAGTGACGTACGAACTCAGGAAAAATTCGTTTAGTCATACCTTGTCCCGACCAGGGCGAAGTATGACTGAATCTAGGAAAAGTATCCCAGTAACAAAGTTTTTACTCTTACACAGTAACATTATCCTAGACGTACAAATTGCTCAAGTGAGCTTAAGTGAGCGAATGCGAACTTAAAGCGAATGCAGAGCTGATTGGCGCAAGCCAATCATGGTAACTGAGATAAGTAATGCATGCGGATCAACTAGCAGTTGGCCAAGCCCTGAGATAATATTCAAATGAGATCTAGAGAATTTATAACTGAATCATCTGACATACGTAGCAAGCTTGATAGTTTTGTGGAGTATGCGTGTAAGTGTATTGGATTAGATCATCCTCCTGAGATTGTGCTAATTGATAGTAAGAAGCATGCAGTGGCTCAGGGTAGCTTTGGCGGATACAGCCTAGATGATAAAAATATTCGCGTAAACATTGCTGGCCGTCATGCTGCTGATATCATGCGTACACTTGCACACGAATTAGTGCATGCACGTCAGGATCGCACAGTTGATGGTGGACTACAGCCCAACGATGGAGTCACTGGTAGTCAATACGAAAATGAAGCTAATAGTCTAGCAGGACAGATCATGCGCGACTATGCTAAGAAGAATCCTGCTATATTTGAGTCACGCCGTGCGAGTCGTTGAATTCATCACTGAAGCACCGTTTAACGATGATACTATAGACGAAATAGATGCATGGGCTGCGTTAAAAGGATTTCGTTTTCTCAACAGCGGCTCTGACGCAAGAGTCTACATTAATGCCGAACAGACTATGGTATTAAAAGTATTTGTAAACGAATACGGTCAGTCACCAACAAATGCCGCATTGGGTTTTCTAACCTTTTATAAGTTTTGCCAACGTAATCCCAGCAATCCGCATTTACCTAAATTTCTAAGTTCACCTCGGCGTGTGAAAATTAATGGCGAAAGCATCATCTACATAGAGATGGAATTACTCAAGCATCTTAACAAGCGTATGGAACGAATTGCTGACGATTTAGTTGATCATTTAGATTTGCCGTGGTTAGAGTTGGGCACAATACAACCAGGTCATCAATTCCTTGTAAGTGGCGAAACAAAGACCATGTTGCAAGGTCCGGAAGAAGTCAAGCGTATGTGGTATAACTTTTATCAAACTTTGATAGAGTTATTTAAATATTACGGTAAACGTAGTCCTGAAGGGGAAAAGAAAAAATCAACAGCAGTTATGTGGGACATAGGCGGCAGTAACATAATGTCCCGCAACTTAGTGCCTGTGATAACCGATCCCTTTATAGCCTATTAATAGTAGCGAACTAATCCACTTACATACAAACTGCAAATTACGATGCTGACCACCATTAGGCTCCATCGATGCCATCGAGCACCTATATAGATCCATGCAGCGTTAGCAATCAAGCCCAACCACAAGTTCCATGGTGTAACGTCCCAGCTAGTCAATGCTACACCTACTACTAGTAAGACTGTACTGATCCATTCAATCCAAAAGTCCGTAGTCTTGATTGCGCGGCGTAGATATTGATTCATGACCACCTCAATGTAAATATTAAGTAATTGTTTTCATCGGGAATAAGCCACAGGTCTAGATATCCATTAGAATCATGAAACTTTTTGCATCCTTGATACAGTATGTCTATACTAAACTCCAAATCCATTTCGCAAGCCCACCGAGCCATTTCTGTACGTTTGGCGGGAGATAAGCGGGCTATGTTAGTCATGACCATCTCAGTGCAAATAGTACCATGCGTTCGTCATCAGGTATATTAACAGTCATACCCTGCTTAGTGCAGTCGTGCGCTTGTAACCAGTCTTGTAGTTCATCAATGTTCTTGACCCAAAACTTTAAGTGAGACAGTAATACAGTATATTTGCAATCGCTTTCACTTAGATAGCTATCGTCGTACACGATGAACTTACTATTATTTTTCCTTTCAATTATATTGGTCATGTCCACCTCAGTCGAAAAGCAATGTTGTCCATCTCGTCTGTTATTTGCCAGATGGACACGGATACTGGTTTAAATGTTTCAGGTGTATCTCTGATATCAAATCCTAAGAAATCAAACTGAATGTTCATCGACTCACACCAATTCCAAATAGTTAGTACTGGGTTAGAGTCCTCTGTGCTATTAAATTTAACGTATATCTTAGGATTAAATGCCATAGCATATGTTACATGAACATGTACAGAACGTCAAGTCAAAAAAAGAGCACTGTTGCCAGTGCCCTAAAGTGTTAAGGTGTTTTAGCGGCGTTCTTTTCGTTTTGTATTTCTGTACGCCGGGCCTTACAGAGTTTAGCTAGATCGGCTAATGCTTTTCTTGCTCTGGTACCAGCAGCCTTTACGCCCTTAACGGAATACTTGTCATTCTCTACTAGATAAGCTTCGAATGCAGCCTTCAGTGCATCATTTGTGTTTTGTTGTGTAGGTTCAGTCATTGTGTTGTTCTCCATATTAATTTAGTCCACTGTACTCTGTGTAGCCGTTTAATTTAATTACCTTAAGCACACTGTTGACTCTACTTATTAGGTCATCGCGGTGTGAGATTAAGAACACGCTCTTGTGCCTGTCTCGTGTCATCTTCTTGAGTACACCTAGTGCGCTATCTACACCACTAGCATCCAATCCGTTGTCAATCAACTCGTCAACAAATAGAATGTTGATGCTTTGGTACAAGCTTTCCCATACATCACGGAATGCCCAACTCATACCTAAAATCAAGCGATTACGTTCTCCCCTCGAAAGATTGTCAAAATCTAAGTCACGTCCGAGTTCTGTAATCTCTACACTGAGATCGTTTAGGAACTTGACACTGTGTGGCAAGCCCAACTGCGCAAGGTAAAAGCCTAGTCGCTGATTAAGATAGTTTAGATTTTGGTCAATGATGCTCTTGCGAATGAAACTGTCCTTGCTGGTTAGTAACTTGAGCAGGAACTCCTGATGGTCACGCAACTTGGCTAGCTGCTGCAAGTAATCATAATCTACTTCCTGCAATGCTGTAGTCTTGAGTTGTTCAATTTGCTCAATATAAGGATTCTCGTTGTTGGTAGTAGTTTCAATTTGTTCTTGAATACTACGCATACTGCTTTGATGTTGATATGCTTCTGCAGAAGTATCATAAAAAGTTTCATCAGGTTGTTGTAGCACACCAATAGCATCAGTTTCCTTTTGATACTTGTCTACCTCAGCTTGTGCTCTTGCTTGTTCCTTTTCCTGTTTGGCGAGATCCTTACGCAGTTGATCTACCAGATGCTCGTGTTTATCTGCATCCACAGTTTGGCTACAAGTTGGACAAGTTTGTGCAGCAGCTTTAGAAATTTGAGCAGTAACTTGTTTAACTCGTTGCTTGGCTTGGCTAAGTGCAGAGTCTGAGACAGACTTAAGCTTTACCAGCTGCGAGCGTTGATTAGCATAAGCACGATAGAATTCCCATGCAGTATGCAGCGCAATCTCTCGATTGATGTCCAGTGTTTCAAGTTGAGTTAGTACTTCGTTAAGATCCGCTAGGTCGGAACGTTTCTTACTTTCCCATGCAGAGCTTTTGATTTCAAAGCTGCGAATAGTTTCGCCAATACGTGTGTTGCTATCTTTCACAGTCTTGATGCGAATCTCTTCGCCCTGTATCTGATCCTTAACTAGCTTACTCTGTTCCTTAAGCTGATCAGCTTTCATGCCTAACTGAGTAATACCCAGCAGTTCCTCAATTAGCTGCCGCTGCTCTGCACTCTTCATAGTAAGGAATGGTTCAGTATAAGTGTTCAGTGCCACTATATGCTTGAACATGGTATGACTTACACCAAACGCAGACTCGATTGCCTTTTGCGTTTCTCTGCTGTCACCTTGCGACTCATCCTGTACTTCAGTATCAGAACCCTTATACTCATTACTGTTAATATAGAAGCGTAGCACGTTTGGCTTACGTCCACGTTCCACACGATACAGCACACTATTGCTTTCCCATTCAACACTGGTAATCATGTTCTTTTGATTACTCTTGTTGATTAGGTTGTCCTTCTTGATGTTGCTGAGTGCTTGTCCGTATACAGCATAACTTAGTGCGTTGGCAATTGTAGTCTTGCCTACACCGTTACGTGAGCCAGCATCGTCGCCGCCTAGGTCCATGTTCTCGCCTAGCACTAGGATCAGTTGATCATGATCCAACTTGAGTGCCTGGGTAACATTACCTACACTTAGAAAGTTCTTAACAGTTAGATTGGTTATCTTAATCATAGGTTTCTGTAAATGTCCAATAGTAAAGCAGAGTCATATGCTTCACTTTGAATACGCAGCAGTTGCTCGCTTACAATTTGATCCACACTTTCGAACTTGATTTCTGCGCCTGCATCCACTTGTACCTGTTGAGTCTTGTCCTCAATAAGTCCAATCTCTCTACAGCCATATTGTGCATGGAATGTTTCTTTCACAAAGTTGGCCTCTTCGTAGCTGACATCTTTGTCTAGTGTAACACGCATATAAGTTCTTGCATCAAGATATTTGGCAGGGTTTTCTAATAGCTGACTCAGTGGCATGGTACGATACTTTGGTGCATCGGGCCATGCAATGAACTCAGGCTCTTGACCCCAATCTAATATCATCATACCACGCTCGTCGTCCCACGCATCACCGTAGTTGTGGGGGAAGGCGTTGCCGGTGTAAATCACATTGGCGCGCTTTTGGCGAATATGAAAGTGTCCGCTGAACACAGTTTCGATATGCTGCATGTCCTCTATACGCACATCACCGTGGTCGGGCATGGCTACCTTAGCGTTCATCATAAAGCTAGGAAGTTCAAAGTGACCAAACATGTATTTGGCTTTAATCTTCTTTAGTTTTTCATGGTCGCCGGGGATGAGCCAAGGTGCAATAGCAACATCGCCTTCCTGATAAAAATCTTCGTTAATAATATGAATGTTAGGCATGTGCCGAGCCCACGCAACTGATGTTACGTCACGACGGTCACGATAGTAAATGTCATGATTACCCGGAATGAAAAACACTCGATCAAAGTTCTTGCTGAGATGTTCAATCGCATCAAGACTGTAATTGAGTGTGGTAATACTAATGGATGCACGATGGTTGTGCCAATCGCCCATCATGATGGCTACATTACAACCACGCTTGTTAGCAGTAGCAGTAGCCCAACGGATGAACGCAGCACAGTCCTCATTATGGACTGTGCTGTTGCTCTTGGCTCCAAAGTGTATATCCGTGAAAACGGCTGCACGTTTGAATAAATTTGTCATAGTAATAGTTAGCTGATGCTATTACTCATCACCATGATCTCTGGCTTTACGCATGGCTTCTTCATTGTTAAGCTGGCGCGTATAGCTGGGGTTAAGATTATTCATTTCAAGAATGTCATCTCGAATGTTTTGATTACGCTTTTCGGTATTGAGAATACGTGTGAAGCTGTTGGTAATAGCAGCAGTGTAGTAAGCAAAAGGATTTGAGCTCTTGCTTTCGTCAAACTGTAGTCCAATCATGCTCAACTGTAGTAGTGCTTGCCCACGCATTTCATCTACGTAAGTGTATCCACGCCAGTTGCTGCGACTACTATAACGCTCGCAAAGCTTGAGGAACATGCGAGCTAGATTGTCTGTCATTTTGCCCTTGTCCCTGCAATAGTGACCACTTTCGATGTCACCACGCCAATGGCTCTTACCCACACAAAATGGTGCCTTTTCATCTGTGAGCTTGTAGTGTTGGAAGGGAGGGAAGTTTACCTTTACGTGGTGGTCACTAGTAATCTTTGGGGTCTTCTTACGTCCAGGACTTAGCGGGATATGATCCCAAGTCATGATACGGAACACAATATCCGTAACTGCAATATCTTTTGGATCTACTTCGATCGGTGTGCCTGTTGCCTTAGCTTCAACTTCCATACGAGTTGCGCGGGCTTTACGCGCTTGGCTAATGGTTAGCCTATTAATGCGCTCAACACTGGGCAGGATTAGGTCGTAAGTTGAGTCGGTCTTAGCAACGTAGGAACAGTAGCTGTTCTTACTCAAATGAATTTCGCGTAGCAGATCTTTGTTTGTTAGATACTTCATGTGGTTCCTTAGTTGTAAAAACGCCAATTATAGTAATTATCTGACTATTTTAGCGACTATAAATATAGATGTCAAGGAGTATTATGGTGGCGTCCCTAATTAACAATGTTGTTAAACAAACAGGTAAATCTCTGGGCAAAGAGATAGGCAAAAGCCTGATCAACAAGTTGCCCGGAAAAGTAAGAGAATTAGCTAGTGGGTTCCTTAAAGACCAACTGGAAGGACAAACACTGACTGGTCGAAAGAAGATTCGTCCTATACGAGCTAGTGCATCAGTTAGCCAAGATTGGCGTTGTCGCTTACGTTGGCCCGACGCCGAGACCATGTACTCCGACGGTGTGTTCCAATACTTGCCCGGAAGAAACACAATAATTTGGCCCTACACTCCGCAGTTTACAGTTAACTATCAAGCTAGTTACGAGATGATCAAAACTCTGCAGACTAACTTTAGTACACCAGCATATTCTAGCAGTGAAATGTCCACTATAACTATTAGCGGATTGTTTACGGCAACAAATATTGCCGAAGCAAATTATCTGTACGCTGTACTGCACTTCTTAAAGAGTTCCACAAAAGGACATAACTTTGAGGGAGATGCTACCCGTGTTGGACGCCCACCGCCCATTCTTAAATTAACATATTTGGGTGAAGGTGGAGTTAAAGAACTACCCGTAGTGGTTCAACAGTTGAACCTAGACTATCCAACAGAAGTAGACTATGTTCGCACAGACATGACGTCGGACAGTGCAGGACTACAGAATAGAGACACAGCGGGATTTGCTATACCACCAAGTATGGTTCCCACAGAGATGACCATTGGCGTGACGCTAGTTCCAGCATATGCAAGATCAGATTTGATCAGTGCAGATTATTCTACCACTAAATTTATTAATGGCGAACTGATAGGTAAAGGATTCTTCTAATGGCCAAGTATAGTAAGACCAGTCCTTGGTATAGCACTCAGCAAGTTCAGGGAACACTAGATCTAATAACACCTAGACCCATACCAGCATCTGTAGAAGATGTTCCGTATGAAATTGATCCGGTGTATAACTTTCGTCCAGACCTACTGAGTAACGACTTATACGAAACACCAAAACTATGGTGGGTATTTGCTATGCGTAATCCTAACGACCTACGTGATCCTATATCAGATTTTGTTAACGGTACAGTTATTATGGTACCGTCGCATGCTAATCTCAAAAGATATCTAGGAATCTAAAATGGATTATCTTCCTATACCGCGATTAGATGCTCGCCCTTATCGAAACATCTTACATGAGTTTGATAGCTACAACTACACGATAGTTTTGCGTGTGTTCAAACTTGAGGACCTTAAAAAGTTTACAGTAGAAGGCGGTCGCCCAAACAACTGGGATGTATTTGATAATACAACTGTGGTAATAGCAGCAACAGGCGGTACTGCTAGCTTTCCAAATCGCTGGGGTTCCAACGAACAGCATAGCGATACGTTTATTGAAAATACAACTATAACAATCCCATTGGGCGCACGTGGTATTGGTGGCGGTAATACCGGAGGCAACATTCAAATTAATATCAAAGAACCAAATGGTGTTAATTTCTTGCCAACGCTATTAACAGCGTTTAACGTACTAAATGATTACACGCAAGATCAGGTACTGTCGTCAACAGAAGAAGTACCAATCTTACTTTCTATATTTTTCAATGCCCCAAATAATGCAAATGCAGCGTCGTCTCCTACCGATATATATCAACAACTATCATCAACAGTGCGACACATACCAATCAGACTAATTAAAGTTGGTTTTAACATTTCTTCGTCGGGTACTGCGTATAACATCGAAGGATGTTCATATTCTACGTATGCACAATTTGCATCGGCGCAACGTGCTTTGTACGAAAAAATAACAGAGCTAAAAGGATACAAAATCAAAGATTACCTTGAAGATCTTGCGATACAAATGAATAGCACGCAAGAAGAGATGACCAAGGATCAAACCACCGGCACACCTAGAACAATCTATTCCTATTCCATTGTCCCTGTTGGTAAGAGAGCAGAGATATTTTTTGATAGAACATTAAGTTCTACCCTGACAGATGGCGGGTCTATAGCAGATAGCCCAATGAAAAGTCCGCAAGATATTGTTCAATTGTATGAAGCACCAACCGAAACGTCAGACGCACAAGTAGCAGGCGCACTAGTGAATGAAATTCAGGCGCCTGTACCAAAACCACTTAAACTAACGGACGCTGACAAAATACGTAGACGTCTTAAGTTTCTTGCGGCAATGGACAAGTACGGTATTGTGGATCCTGCTGAACGTGCGCAATTTTATGCACAGTGCTTGCACGAATCGGGTACCTTCAAATTTCTAGCAGAAACTGCTAATGGTCGCAATTATGATATTACAGTTAATCCAAAAAAAGCTGCAGCTTTGGGTAACACAGTAGCAGGCGACGGACCACGATACAAAGGTAGAGGTTATATACAGGTAACAGGCAAGAGTAACTATGCAAAGTGTGGCAAGTTTCTTGGTAAAGATCTAGTTGTCGAACCAGCACTGTTAGAACAAGAAGATCTTGCAGCAGAATCTGCATGTTGGTTTTGGGTTAGCACTGTTAGAACACAACTAACAAAGCGTCCAAATTCTAAATCATACATAAAATCAGGCAGACCCAGAACACCAGTTGACTTTACTAATACCTATCTGGTAACACATATTGTTAACGGCGGTTTCAATGGCCTTGAAGATCGCTTAACAAAATTTGGACAAGCTAAACTAGATAAAGATGTTACAAAAGGTAAGGAAGTTGTAAGTACAGGAAGAATTTCTGCACTACAAGCTGGCGCCGGAGCAAACGGTAATACCAATCCAACTGCGGGCGCACAACAGCAGTCATCCGGCGATCCTAGCAGCACAAGTCAAGAGCCAGAAGCTATTGACAAAGATGCAATTGAAGCAGCAAAAAAACGTAAAGAAACACAATTGGCAGTACTGCGAGCAGCAAACAGCGACGGTGTAACATCATCTGTGCGTTCAGTAAAACTTGGTCAGGAAATGACTGTCACGTCTGTGGTTGAACTGTTAGCACTAAACAGTACCTATTGCCTAGAAGCAATCAAGAATATTGAAACTGAAGGCATGCCTGCCTTCATTCCTTATATTAAGGTTTATCCTACTTACGAATTTCTAGGATACGATCCGCAATTTAACGTACTAAAGAAGAGAGTAACATTTAATGTTGTTGGTATCGAATGGGCATCACCTGCAGCAGGACCAGTGCCTGATCCTGAAAAACTCGCAGACGAAATAAAAAATAGCACTATTCGCGGATACAACTATTTGTTTACCGGCAAGAATATTGATATTCTAAGTTTAGACTTAAACTTTAATACAACATTTTATACAGCGAATGCACGTTATATAGAAGGTTCTTCTACTAACGCCGCAGCATCTAGCAGTTCGGTAGAATCTGGACAACCAACTACCCCTGTTGCATCGGGCGAGACTGGTACTACCGGAACTAGTGCATCAGGTTCTATGTCATCTACTGCAAACGTATTGCCCGATAGGGATACAGCATCTAAGGGCATGCCCAAAGATTTTAACGAAACTGAAATGAGATTTAAAAGTCTGTTGCCGAGCGTATTTGCTAACAGTCCAGACTTAATTACGTTGGATATGGAAATAGTAGGCGATCCGGCGCTCATAGCCAAAAGCGAAATGGCCCTTACAGCCGAAGAATTTAAATATCAATATCTAGATTGGGAAGCTAATAGAGAAAAACCTGTACTAGATCGAAGTGCTGATCCTACGGGATTCTCTACTTCTTTCTTCCTCTTTACTTTGGGTAATCCGGATCCTACCTTGCGATCAAATGCAATGGTAGCGGGATATTATCAGTATATGACTGTAACTGCAAACTTTAAAGAAAGCGGAGCATTTACTATGAACGTAAACGCAGTTAAAGACTCGCGTCTTACTGTGTCTACGCCCGAAGCAAAAGCAGCTGGTGCAAAAGCAGACCAAACAGTTAAAGAAAATGCCGAAGCAACTAAGGAGTTTAGCACTACATCTAAAGAACTTACTGCCGCACTCAAGACTGCAATTGATGTACCTGGTGGATCAAATCTGACTAGCACATTGAAATCACTTGTGCAAGTTGGTTTAACTAATTTTGAACAAACATTGTCTACCGGATTATCAACTGCTGCTGGAAGTTTTGCAAACAATCTTCTAAGTAGCTATTCTCCTAAGGTAACATTGCCAACGGCAGATATTAGTGCGGTGATTAAGGATGCAGGATCTATTCCAGGTATGCCGAGCGACTTTGAACTGGAAGAAACATTGCCTGCTAGTGTTAATCAAAACGTAACTAAAGATTTGGTAATGTTTGTTAACTTGGATCCAAACCCAACTAAGGATGTGACAAAACCAATAGTCAATTCATTGTTTGACCAATTTGCAACGCAGGATAAGGCAGCAGCAGCGTTAGAGAACTTTGTTGGGTCGCTAGTATCAGGTCCGGACATACAGAATCAATTACAGAACATGCTGTCAGGTTCAGTTAATGCAATAACAGACGCACTTGCAGGAGGACTCACAAGTGCAGCATCGGGCGTAGCATCGTCGTTCCTAGCTAAGACTCCCGCACTATTGTCGGGTAATGGTAAAGCGTTAGCGGCCACAGGAAATTTGTCTACTACATCTAATGCAGTTGGTGCGTTAATGGGGCAAGCAATACAGACTGCCGCAGCAGCAACACCTTCGGTAGCAAACAAACTGTCTGCACTACTACCAGGATTTAAAGTACCAGGTGCGCCGGGACTAACTACGGAAAACTCTGCAGCATTGCAACCCAGTTTAGCATCTGCTTTTGAAGAACTAGCAAGTAAGAGTCCTGATTTGAACTTGCCCGCAACCTCTTTCTCTGCACCAAATGCTACTACAGTTGCAGGTGATTCAATTGATGCAATACAAAGTCAATTGAACAGCGCATTGTCGCCAGATCAACTTAAACTAGAAGCTCGCGCATCGTTTAATCGAATTACTGATATCTCGAAAGGTATTAAAGTTGCGAGCCCGTCGCTATCTACTGCAGCAAATGCTACAGCTAAATCTTTGGTAAATGCAGTAGGCGGTCAGTCAGCTATGCCAGGTAGCGCATCTTCTCTAACTGCTGTGGCTAAATCTGCAGGCAGCGCAGCGGGCGCAACCGTAGCCAAAGCCGCAGAAAGCATAATTAACAAGGCTAGTAATAACCCTCTAATGTCAGCTGCTAGTTCTAAGAAGTTGCAAACATCGTTTACACAAGATGCAGTTGCTAATCTAGCAGGGTTAACTGTTGACACAGTTGCGGCCCTTGCTGCTGCACAACCGCAAACAGCTAATCTGATAAAGAACTTGCCACTTGATGTTAGCACTATGAGTGCATTGTCCTCCTCACAAATTGCATCTATTAAAGAAAAGTTTGCAGTAGCGAGTCTGGCAGGTAGTGGTGCTATCAAGAACTTATCTGCCGGTAGCATATCAACGGACATAAATGCTATAGCAGTGAGCGCAAAAGGACTAGCGCAAAAATCACTATCAAGTGTTAAGCAATCCGTAAGCGTATCTATTAAGGGAGTTATCTAGTGGCACAGGCTGGACCATTTTTAGTTAATAATACTAATAAATCTAATTCATTAACTAATTCGGGGCCGTATGTTGCCACCATAATGAATAACCTTGACCCTACGTGTATGGGTCGTATCCAAGTATGGATTCCAGAACTTAGCAGTGTCCCCGCAACAGACCAGTCTGGCTGGCTAACAGTCAGTTATGCTACGCCATTCTATGGTGTAACCAATTTAAAATCTAGTTCCAATGCTGATATAACGGGCACAAGTCAATCATATGGCATGTGGTTTGTACCTCCGGACATTGGCGTACAAGTATTGGTTATGTTTGCCAACTTGGACTTAGCTAGAGGCTTTTGGTTTGCATGTGTTCCTAACCAATTAATGAATCATATGATTCCGGGTATTGCACAACGCGGTGCAACTAACACAACATCACCGGACCGTGACCCTATTACAGAATATAACAAAGTTACTGTTGGTTCTTTTACCACACAGTCTGAAGTATATTCAGATCCGACAAAAGCACCACCGCACTTGGTGCAAGCTGCTATTCTTGAACAACAAGGACTAGCACAAGACGAAGCACGTGGACCTACTACCAGTACTGTGCGTAGAGAAGCACCATCTAGCGTGTTTGGTATCAGTACACCGGGTAAGATTATTTCTCGTGCAGGCCCATCACCAACATCGGGCTCACAAGAGTTCTTAACAGTTACAGGCCGAACTGGTGGACATCAATTTGTAATGGACGACGGTGATGCACTTGGGCAAAATCAAGTGGTTAGAATTCGCAGCTCTAGTGGCGGCATGGTATTAATCAATGATACTATTGGTTCAGTATATGTTATCAATCAAAACGGTAGTGCGTGGGTTGAACTAACAGCTAACGGTCGTATCGATGTGTATGGCAAGGGCAGTGTTAGTGTACATGCTGAGAAGGATCTAAACCTAACAGCTAACAATGACATCAACGTGCTAGCAACAAATAACTTTAATGTGGTCGCAAGTAATATTAATACCGAAGCAGTTGAGCAACGACATCTTGGTAAAGCTAAGTTCTACCAACGTAGCCCAGACATGATTCAAGAAAGCGATAGTCTAACACTTATTGCAAAGCCAGGTGCAGGTGGGGGCAACTCTGCTAGCTCATACGGTAGTGGGTTAACCATTCAGGCACAAAACGGAACCATGCAGTTTGTAAATGAGTACAAAACAACTGCAGGCAAAGAAATTACTTTTGAAACTGGTACTAGTTTCCAAGTCAATGCCTCAGGATTAATTACCCTGAAGTCAGGCGGAAAACTAGAACTAGATGCCGCAGGTGGGATATGGGAATCAGTTAAGGCAGGTTCAGGTACAATTGCTAGCTTTAGCCAAAAAGTTGATCTTGACTTTACCAATGGCGACAACGATGGCGATGTACATCCTGTTACAGGATGGACTAGTAGCAAGAACTGGTACGAAGGTGCTAGTACAACTATTACTGCCCTACAAAAGGATTCAAGAACTTCTGCAGTTATTGACATACCCAAGCCTTTCAACAGCGGCGTGCAACAAAGTCATGTGCCAATTACCCCGCAGCATGAACCTTGGACTGCGCATGAGATTAATGTAAACACTAGCGCAACAGATGCACCTACAGGAAAAGCCACAGGCGATAGTGTATTCTCCAATGGTTCGGGCGTTGCGTTCCCCGCTGATACTTCTAAATTAGTATCGGGCAGCAAATCATTTGCACTAACAGAAACACTGGCTAATTTCGTAAGCGAGATGGCCATTAACTTTGATACATTCCGTGAAGATATTGCTGCTGCAGCAAGTCGCGGACGTTATGATACGTTGCCGAACGGCGACCCAATGATAAATCCAAACGGATTCATTGGCAGATATCAGTTGGGAATGTCATTACTTAAGGGTTTGGGCATAACAACAGTGGACACGCAATCTAAAGCTGCTGCACTCAGCGAAGCAAGCTGGACTCCTGCAACACAGGAAATACTATGCCCACGATTTAACAATGCCGCAATCTTTAGCCCGCCAAACACACCTCAGTTAGGCACCGGTGGACCCAACGGATTCTTGTTAGACTACGCGCTACAGGACAAATGCATCATTGCTTCTACCTATTCAAACTACTTAAGCTTGAAGTCAATAGGGATTATTACTGGTGCCCGTGAAGAAAGCGGTGCAGATCGTGCAGGTTGGTTGAAATTAGTGATGTTCATGGGTCTAGGCAACAAGCAAGGGTTCTCTAAGTTTGCACCAAGCATGCAATTAACAGCAGAAGATGTGCGCAAGTTAACAACAGACGCAAATAACTTGGGTAACGGTGCAATTGGCCTGTATGTTCACTGGAAGATATTGAAGAAATCACCCGCAGCATATCCTTATAAGGATGCCAGCGGCACAACATCTTATGGCTACTTTACACAGGGTAGCAAAACTCAGGTAGATTAAGGATAACTATAGCAAATGGCATTTCTCAAAACATTTTCAGGTTATAGTTCTACATTAACTAACAAGCCCGATACAACTATCACGGATATAGACCTAATTAAGCGGGATTTAACTAATCATTTCTCGATCAAGCGGGGAGAAAAACTAGAAAATCCTAACTTTGGTACTATTATTCCCTACTTGCTGTTTGAACCCTATACAGACGAGATTGTGAGTGCTATTGAAGACGACGTTGTACGTATTGTGGGTTTTGATCCGCGCTGCAGACTAGATGTTGTTGCAGTTGATCAAGTACAAGACGGACTAGGTGTAAGAGTGGCATGCGAAATCACCTTTATACCATTCTCTGCGTCGGACACAGTGAGCTGGGAATTCTCAACTGAAGGGTACATAAGACCTACGTCGTAGCCATTAATTACCCTGGTTTTTGCTTAATATAAATAAAGACACAGGGTAAATTTATGAGTGACGTATCAAAAATATTTGCAGTTGAAGATTGGAAAAAGATATATCAAGCGTTTAGTCAGATTGATCTAAGCAGCTATGACTTCGATAATCTACGCAGAGTATTGCTAGATTACGTAAAGACCAACTTCCCCGAAGACTTTAACGACTTCATTGAAAGCAGTGAATTCGTTGCGCTAATCGACATGATGGCGTACATGGGACAAAGCATTGCGTTTCGAATAGACCTAAACAGTCGTGAAAACTTCATCGATACTGCAACACGTCGTGACAGCGTTATTAGAATGGCGCGTCTGGTGGGCTATACCCCAAAGCGTAATATTCCTGCTAGCGGCATGCTCAAGCTTACCACTATAAGCACGACACAAGACCTAGTGGACAGCAACGGTAACAACCTACGTAATTTACCCATTACTTGGAACGATGCAACTAACCCTGATTTTCAAGAACACTTTAACATTATTGTAGGTCAAGCAATGAGCACAAACCAGCGCGTGGGTAAGCCTGCTCGTCGTGCTGTGATTAATGGCGTTACTACAGACCTGTATGAGATCAACAGCCTAAATTCAAGTCCAGTACTACCGTTTGCACAGAAAGTGGGCGGCGTTAACATGAACTTTGAAATGGTAGGCGCATATATTGACACAGACGGTACACTAACAGAACGTGTACCTGTGCCAAACAGCGGTTTTAGCTTGCTGTATCGCAATGACGGCAAGGGCAACGGTAGTCCAAACACTGGCTGGTTCGTAATGTTCAAGCAGGGCACACTAGGTAGTGCAGACTTTGGAATTGCAGATGCGTTGCCTAACCAAGTATTAGGTATTAATACATCGGGCATCAATAATACAGACACATGGCTGTTTGAATTAAGTGCAGACGGTAACTTCACAGCATTGTGGAGAAACATTTCAGAAATTAGCGGCAACAACATCATTTATAATTCATTATCCCGCAATATTCGCAAGGTGTACAGCACGGTTGGTCGTGACAATGATGGCGTAGACTTAGTATTTGCCGACGGCACATTTGGCGACATCCCTAACGGAAACTTCCGTTACTACTATCGCACTAGCAACGGTCTAGCATATCAAATTAGAACATCTGACATGCCGCGTGTAACAAATTCAATAAATGTTCGAACTAAGAACGGACAAGTTGCCACAATGAATATGAATTTTGCGTTACGCACCAACGTAAGTAACAGTAGTCCCGCAGAAAGCTTTACGGATATCAAGACTCGCGCACCACAAGCATATTACACACAGAATAGAATGATCACGGGCGAAGACTATAACATCTATCCGGTGATCACAAGCCAGAACGTACTTAAAGCTAAGGCAGTAAATCGTACAAGCTCAGGTACAAACCGTTACTTAGACGTAGTTGACCCAACCGGACGTTACAGTTCAATTAAACTGTTTGCAGATGACGGTATCATCTATCAAAAGGACTACAACGAAACATTTACGTTTGCATGGTCGGACCTTGCTAACGAAATTAACAGTGTGATCCAAAACACAATCAGACCATATCTAGTTAACGAAGAGTTGACTAACTTCTACTATGTAAAATTTGATAGAATAAGTTTCTTGTCGTCGGGATTACTATGGAATGGTTTGCATAATTCAAACAACATATACGATGGTTACTTTGTAGATAGCTTTGGCGCAGCTAGAGCATTTGGCCCAGAAGCAGGTTCATATCCTACTAATACTGCTGCTAAAGGCACACTGCTAAAGTTTATTGCGCCTAATGGCTATTACTACGACAGTACTCGTACACTACAACGATCTACAAATACAGTTAATACTTGCGTATTATCAAATGCTAGTGTTACAGTGACTACTACAAATTCAGTGGCCAATGTGCTAGTTGGTATGAATGTATCGGGCTCGGGTATCCCATCAAACACAACAGTTGTTGCAGTTACAGCAGGCACTACAAACTCAATAACGCTAAGTCAAGCAGCCACAATAACTAATCCTAACATAACGCTAACATTTGTGCAGCCATCTTACGTTTGGGTTAAGATTATGAATTTGATAGGCGACGGCAGCAATAGCGGAGCAGGCGCATTGTCCGATGGGTCAGGCCCAATTGCATTCAACGACGTAGTACCAACAAATTCTATTTTGTCGGAAGCAATGCCTGCAATGAGTCGTGACTTAGGCTCGCTAGAATCAACTATCTTAGATGCTATACAAAATCAAGTAGACTTTGGTATAGGCTACGATAGACTAAATTCTATATGGTACTATATTGACGCAAGAGACCTAAGCACAAATGTAGATTTTAGCTTAGACTACGCACAAAACACATCTAAGACTAATGCAGATGCTAGCTGGCTAATGAAGTTTGAATATCGTAACGAACAATACAAGGGTACTGTTCGCTTGCTACAAACTATCTTTAGAAGTGAAGATCAAAATAAGTTCTACTTTGACAGTTCACAGTTGATTAAAGATCCATTGACAGGCAAGGTAGTAAGCGACCAAGTTGTAGTACTAAAGACTAACAGCGATTGGAGCAACGGTGATCGCGCATATAGCAAGGACATTAAATTTCATATCATTGACAATATACAAGACATTGACGGATATGCGAACCCACAAGAAGTTCGCGTAAGTTTTGCGGACGAAAATAATGATCAGGTACCAGACGACTTAGATAGTTTTAACAAGCTTGTTAACACAACTGCACCTAGTGCAACTAAACAATACGGATTTACCAGCGGTGACTTTGTGGTAGTGTTTGAACGCTACACAGACTCAACTGGTTTCTATCGTTGGAGACTACGTACAACTAGCGACATTGTTGTTGTTAACAGTTTGTCAAACATTGGTTCAACAGATCCTAATCTAGATCCTTATGTAGATGGACAACTAATCTATGTACGCGACACTGAAAAACTATATGTGTGGAAGGAAACTGACGCAACATACTATTCTACAAGTCTTTACAAGTCGTACTATGGTCGTGAAGCATTGCAATTTAAGTATGAACACAATGCAGCAGACACACGTAGAATTGATCCAGCACTAAGCAATCTGATTGACATATATGTAATGACCAAGACATATAACAACGATTTGCGTAACTGGTTAAAATTTGACCGCAATGATCTAACTAAGCCAACAGCGCCAACAAGTCAAGAACTGCGCGACTTGTTAAGCAGTATTGAAACAGTTAAGGGCATGAGCGATGATATCATCTATCATCCTGTAGACTTTAAGATACTGTTTGGTTCTAAGGCAGATCCTGGACAACGTGCTAAGTTTAAAGTGGTGCGTAATTCATCAAGCTTGGTAAGTGACAATGAAATTAAGAGCAGAATTGTAAGTGCAATTGACGTATTCTTTGCTAATGCAAACTATGACTTTGGCGATACATTCTACTTCACTGAACTAGCAGCATTTGTACACTTGCAGTTAACAGGATTAATAAGTAGTGTGGTCATTGTACCAGAAAACACATCAAGCGAGTTTGGCGACTTGTTCCAGATAACAAGTATGCCGGATGAAATATTGATACATGATGTCACAGTAGACGATATTGTGATTATCGAAAGCGTAACACCAGCAACAATAACTAATTAATATGGCTAAAGCATTTCAACGCAGTTACAAGTTTTTACCAGAAGTATTTCAAACAAGTCTAAACCGTAGATTCTTAGCATCTACGATGGACCATTTGGTAACCCCAAGTGACCCAAGACAATTGAATTACTATGTAGGACGTAGATATGCAAAAGGTGCAACGTCAACTGATAGATTCTTAACAGAGAATAATGAACTAAGAAACGCTTATCAACTTGAAGTTGGTGCAGCATCAGTGAACCCAGATGGTACATATGCCTTTGGTGCTACTGCAGAAGACTTTATCAATGCCCTAAACTATTATGGTGTTGATAAAAATAATCTACAAAACGCACTAGCTGACGATTTTAAACCAGCTGATTTTAAGATTAGTTTAGACAAGCTGATCAACTATGATCAGTACTACTGGATGCCCAACGGCCCGGACGCAATACCAATAAGTTTTGCAATTGCCAACTTACTGTTCATTAAATTGTCCGCATTTGACAATACAGTACTAGGTTATTACGACGATAAAAATATATACGTGTCAACTAGTAATCAATCTTCATTGGTTGATAGTTTTCCTACAGTAGATGTAACACGAGCAGTTGCAGACACAACAGTGGCATTTAAGCTACCACGTGATCCGCAGATTAGACAGAGTCAGAATCAAGTAGCTGTACCCGCAGGCAGTATGATTGGCGTTGCAACTAACGGGCACCCATTTTACACATACACAATGGGCAGCAAAGAAAAGCTTAATGATGTTACGTATACAATAAACACGCCTTTCTTAGAAAATCACACAATTACATTTGATAGTACTAGCAGCAATTTAGCAAATGAATTTAATCGCAGCGAGGATGTGCAGCACGTCAGTCCTACAGAATTTGCAGGACATCCAGACATTAACGGTGTGTTCCACTATCACGCATACAGTTCAGAACTAGGCGATTCAGTTAGCGGACATAGTAAGATACTAGGGTATGCGTTTGACGGCTTCCCAATCTACGGACCACGTGGTTATACTAACGCAGACGGCAGCGGCTCAATCATTAACATGACCAGCAGCTATCGCATCAAAGGTGCAACTGCTGTTCGCGGCACACCAGACGGTAGATATGTTGAAGACTACGAATACATTGCAAATCTAGGAACACTTGACGTTAACAATGGACGTTTTTGCGTAACACCAGATTTCCCTAACGGAACGTATGCATACTTCTTAACAGTTGACAACGCTAACGATCCGGTATTCCCATATGTAGTTGGTCCAAGTTGGACAGGTAGCCCAATCCAACAGTCTAGTACAATTCAAGTACCAACTACAGCATCGGCATTCACTGGCGTCCCGTCTATCGATATTGAACGAGACGTAATTGGACAGCAGAGATTTGCAATTGGCGATGTTACGTTCATGAATGGACTCAAAGTAACATTTGATGCAACAGTACTACCTGCTTCTTATCGTAACAAAACATATTACGTAGAAGGTGTTGGTAGCAGTATTCGTTTGCTTGACGTTGATTTATTAGTACCAAACGGACTAGAACAAGATATCAACTACGGCTTTCTAAACAAGCATTACATTACTATTGCACGTTCTAGTCTAGACGGGAATGCGTGGAGTCGCAGTAATCGTTGGTTCCATTATCGCGTACTAGAGCATACTGCTAAAGTACTGGAGCAAGATTTTGTAATCGATCAAGCAGAAAAAGCCAAACGTCCTGTTGTGGAATTTGACAACGATATCGCATTGTATAATCATGCACGTCGTAACGTTGCAGTAGTAGATGCATTTGATCAAGTAGAAATTGATGCTCTAAGCAACGTGATGGCAGCATCTGGATATTCTGCGGATGGTGTTGGCCTAGAGAACGGCATGAAAGTTGTGTTCTCTGCTGATACAGATTTGCAGGTACGAAACAAGATTTACGAAGTAACAATTGCCAGTCTAGACGAAGGACGTAAGTCTATATACAATCCGGGTGCAATTGGCACAGCGCCATACGAATGGCTAGCTACCAACACCGGTGATGTATTCAACATTCAAGGTGATTTTAGAAATAAAACAATTGAACTTAAAAATGGTGATGATATTATACCTTCTAATCTGTACTCAACAGATGTAGTATATAACATTCCTGCAATTACAGAAATTACAGTAACTAACGGAGGAAGTGGGTATGCTACAGCTCCTACTGTAAGTCTAATAGATACTGTTACTAGTTTACCTGTTGGTGGTTCTGCAGTTGCAACATTAGTTGGAGATGCAGTAGATTTTATTACTATTACCAACCCAACTACTTCTACAACCGCAGTGACTGTAGTAATTGCAGCACCGGGTGCTGGTGTAACAGCTACTGCTGGTGTAACCATTGGTACAGAAGAACGTATTGAAATTACGCTAGTAACAACACTATTATCACTAGACGATATTGAATTAACAGCATACGACTATCAGCCTAATATTGTGTTAACAGAAGTTGCAAGTGTTAGCGATTATGATGGTATCGTAGTTACTGACGGCAATAGTAATGCAGGTAAGAATTTTTATTATCTAAACAATGAGTGGGTTCAGTCGCAGAATAAAACAGCAATCAATCAAGAACCACTGTTTGATTTGTTTGATTCTAACAAAACAAGCATTGGCGATCGAGCAACATATGTAGGTAGCACATTCATTGGTAGCAAGTTGTTCTCGTTCAAACGAGGAACAGGTACTAACGATAGCGAAATTGGCTTCCCTCTGAGTTATAAGTCTGTTGGCTTAACTGGCGACATTCAGTTTGAATGGAATCATAGCCAGGACATATTCCAATTTACTCTGTCAGAAACTACTACAGAACTAGCTTGCGAAAGTTTCTACACACTTAACGTAAACGATGATTCGCTTCGTTCTGTTGTGCTTGATAGTCCAATCATTGGCAAACCTCCTGTAATTGATCTACGTTACGTGGACGTAGAAACTAACGAAGTTGAATTAAAAATCTCCGTCATTGAGAGTGATGTACAACAAACAGTTATAGTTGAGCTCAACGATCAATTGCTGTATCAGGGTCAAGACTACGATCTGGTTGATAGAGTAATTGACTATGCAACAGCAGTTGACGGAAAAGTAAAGCAAGTTAAAGCAAACAGTTTACTAGTATTCAGAAATACATTAAAAGTCAACGACAAGTTAATGATCACACATTGGACTAATGACGACATTACAGAAACAGACTTGGTGTTGAGGCTTCCTTTAAGTCTAACAACAAATCCTTCCAATCAACAAATTTCTGTAATGACGTTTGGTGAACTAGCATCTCATTTAACTAGCGGCGCACAGTTACTAACAACGTTAGATGGTCGTTCAGTTGGCAACAACAATCTATTCATACAACCAACACTAGATTCCTATTGCACTAAGTTTGGTTATCACAACGGTAACATCTTATTAGCAATGGCCTTGCTAAAGAATAGAACACTGGGCTTTGTTCAAAGCTTAGAATATGCACGTAACGAATTTACTAAATTTAAAAATTCTGTAATACAGAAGTATAATACAGTTGTATTTGACGAAGAAAATCCAGTGCCAACAATGCTGGACAGTATTCTATCGGAATACGTACTGGGTAAAACAGCAGACTTCCCATTCTATGACAGTGACATGGTTCCGGGATATACAAACTTTGTGGAAAATAGCTATAAGGTTCGCTATCAGGAAGACAAGACCTATCCTCTAACTACGGCATACGTAGATGAAGAGTCAAATAGAAAGGCTGTACTAGTTTATCACAACGGCATACTACTCGCACGTTACCAAGACTACGACTTTGATACTCCTTTGTCGTCGCTTACAATCTCAACCAATTATCCGCTAACACAGAATGATGTGATTGTTGTTCGTCAGTACGATACTACTACAGAGAACTGGGTTGCTGCTACTCCTGCAAAGCTGGGCATTGCACCAGCATATGTGCCAGCACTAACAACTATACAGCAGCCATCGGGACTAGTAACTGTTATTAGAGGACACGACGGAAGCCTGACGCCAGCATTTGGCGATCAGCGCGACGAACTGCTACTTGAACTAGAGAACAGAATCTATAACAACATCAAGAAACAAGGCAGTGATTCTTACAAGCAGGTACTAGATAAATTTGCATTACTGCCGGGCTACTATCGTTCTAGCGAAAGAGACTTTCAGAATTACATCGATGTATTTGACAGATTCTTTGGACAATGGATCCTTAAGTCCAAGCTAAACTACAGCAGTCATCCTGTTACTAGTGACCCGTGGCAATGGAATTATCGCGGTCAGGAAGATGTGTTTGGTAATAAGATTCTAATTGGCAGCTGGTTTGGAGTATATCGTCACTATTTTGACACACCATATCCAAACGTTACACCATGGGAAATGCTAGGCTTCCACGAAGAGCCAACATGGTGGGCAAGTGAATACGGCACTGCTCCATACACCAAGCAAAATACAAAACTGTGGGAAGACCTAGAACAGGGTCTAATTCGTCAGGGTTATCGTGCAGGTGTTGACACACGTTATGTGCGATACAATGCCGAACACAGACTACAGGATATCATCCCAGTAGACGATCACGGCGTACTATTGTCACCTGATGCATCACAGCTAGTTAAGATTACAGATCAAAGATTGTTAAATCGTGATTGGCAGTTTGGTGACTGCAGTCCGGTAGAACAAGCTTGGATTAGAAGCAGCGAATATCCATTTGCTGTGCAACTGTATCAGGCATTGACCAATTCTCGTCTATACTTTGGATCAGGATTTGATTTACTTGATACTGCATTTGATGCAGTAACTAATACTCTGCAAAAGATATACGACACAACTATTACCTCAGTAGGTAAAGTAGTACGTCAATCTGATGTCGAAGCAAGTGTTACTAATACTTACACTACTGGATATTTTGTTTGGATACAAGCAAGAGCCAAGTCACTTAATATTGACCTAAGCGAGTTTAACAATTTTGTATCGGGTATATGCCCTCGACTGATGTTTAGAATGACTGGCTTTACTGACAAGGATAAGTTGCAGGTATACATTAACGCAGTTGCACCTGGCAGTAAGAACTCATTAAGCTTGCTACCGGATAGCAACTATCAATTGCTACTAGATCAAAGCAGTCCAATTGATACATTAACCTATAGTGGCGTAATTATTACCCGTACTGATACCGGCTGGAGAGTAGAAGGATACGACACAGAGAAAGCATACTTCAGTATATTACCAAGCTTACATGACGAAGGTCAAAAAGACTCATTGCGTGTAGGCGAGCAGTCGTCGTCTTATCTAGATTGGAGAGACGGTTACTATTACATTAAAGGACAAGTAGTCAAGTATAACGGACTATTCTTCAGAGTAACAACAGATCACACAAGCAGCAGTGCGTTTGACTTTGAAAACTTTGCAGCACTACAAACATTGCCTGTACAAGGTGGTATTGTTGCAACATATTGGAAAACATTCAGTACAAATCCTGCTAAGGTTTATTACGGAACCGTCTTTTCAACTGCGCAAGAAGTATTTGACTTTATAATTGCATACGGACGTTATCTAGAAAATCAAGGATTTGTATTTGATCAGTTCGACAATGACCTAGGCTCAATTCGCAATTGGATACTATCTGGTAGAGAATTCCTATTTTGGAGTCTACAGAACTGGAACAACGGGTCGTCGTTAACACTAAGCCCTGCAAGTCAGTTTGTGCAGATGTATGTCCCGCAAGGTGACCTTGACCCACTGTACGGAGTATATTCGGATCCTAACGGCGTGTTGGATCAAAACGGTACACCACTACGTGCAAACAGCATTGCAGTAGACAGAAACTTTGACCTAATCACAGTATCGTCTGTTACAGCAGATCGCTCAATCTACTTGCTAAAAGCAGTTATAAGCGAGTTTGACCATTTGGTTGTGTTTGACGATAAGACTGATTTCAGTGATATCGTATTTGATTCAACAACTGGCGCAAGACAAGAACGTTTAAAGATTAAGGGAAGTAAGAGCAATAGTTGGAATGGTAAACTGTTTGCACCAGGCTTCACCCTAGATCAAGCTAACATCAACGATTGGCAGAGTTACACAGATTACAGAAATGGCGATCTTGTTAAGATTAGCACCACAGTATACATAACAACAACTGTGCATAACAGTGGTGATATATTTGATTATTCTAAGTGGAAGAAGCTGGCAAAGCAACCTAAGAAGTTCCTGCAGCCAAACTTAGAATCAATGGCTGCGCGTCTTGAACAGTTCTATGACCTCAGTGTTGATCAGATTACAAGCGACGTTAGTTCTTATGCTCGTCACTTGATTGGATTCCAGCCAAGAGATTATCTACAGTCATTATTAGTAGATGACGAATCTCAGTTTAAGTTCTATCAAGGCATGATTACGCAAAAGGGTACAGAGCAAGCAGTAACCAAGTTACTACGCGGCATTAATCCTAACAGTGAATTGTCAGTTGATATCAAAGACGAATGGGCATTCCGTATTGGCGAATTTGGTCTAGCAGATAACACAGACGAAGTTGAATTACTACTAGACTCAAACGATTTAGAATTTTCTAAGATAGCACTAGATCTAGATAACGCAACATCTTACGAACGTAATGTTGTAGGAATACCTGCAGACAAAATTCTTGATCAAGGCGAACGTGTTAGCGGAAGCATCTTCCCGCTGACTACAGCAAAATTCAAACAAAAATATGCAGGCTATGCAAGAATAGATCAGGTTGATGCAACAGTGCTATCGCACGATCAACTATCAAACATCAATGCAAGTCTGATGAACAAAAATGGCACAATTATTTGGGTTGCACAAACAGCACTAACTGATTCGGCCATCTACAAGACTAAGCGTTTTGGCCCATTTAATATAACAATACTAGCTAATGATGTAGTGTCATTGGACAGCAAGCTTGATCTTGCAGAAAATGAAGATATCTGGCTAGTCACTCTAGACGATTTGACATACTCCGAGGTATCTGCTCCAGGGCAACTACAACCTGTACCAGGTATAAACGGATATCAAGTTGTACAAACTGTTGAATCTACTACTAGCTTTACAATAGTTAACGGTACCGGATTGAACGAGGGTGATACCTTTAGTGCCTTCATTGTTAAGTTACTACCAGTCCAGTACAATAATTTTAATTCAGTAGAATTTAACGTTATTACTGCAGCAACTAACACTAACCCAGTGGTGCTAACATTTGCCAACGATCATTCATATATTGGCGGCGAACGTTTAATTATTGATCGTATTGCGGGAATGGCTGAACTTAACGGCAAAGTTTACTACGCAAAATATGTAAGCACAAATAAGATTTCGTTGTACGACGATCAAGCACTAACAATTCCCGTAAACTCACAGGCTTATAATACATATACTGCAGCAGGTGTAGCGTATTCAAGTCACATAGACTCTGCAGTTCGTGTGTACGAAAGTGAAGTAGGCGATCGTCTATGGATCGATGCATACGATGGCGGATGGGCAGTTCTAAAGAAACAAGATCCATGGCTAGTGGGCCCGCAACCAGCTGGGCTAACTGCCCCAACTTCTAACTATTCAGTTACTGGATCCAGGGTACACGCATGGACATATCGTTCAATTATTTGGACTGCAGCAAGAGCAGAAGCAACTGCTGCCGGCGGGCAAACCGATCAGGCAGTATTAATTTTTGAACGCTCAGAAGCAGGCGGCGATCTAGCATATGTTGATAGACTACGCGGTAGTACATCGGACGTAAGTGCAGCATGTGAATTTGGTTATTCAATATCACACTTGGACAGCGAAACTCTAATTATTGGGTGCCCTGCTAATAGTATAATTGGTACAGAGTACGGCTCTGTACAAGTTTGGAACAGAGGACCAACAGGCGACTGGACATTGGGATATACCATTGACGCTCCTGTGGGTATAACCAGTGCTAAGTTTGGCACAACACTTGCCCGTGTAAGCGATACGCTAATGCTAATTGGTTCACCCGGCGAAGCTACAATTTACAAATTGAAGTATGGTAACTTTACATTACCTGTTAAAAATATAACAGTTAATTCGTACCCTGACCCAATTGACATGACATTTGGTATTGCAGCATGCACTACTTCCGTATCAAGTGCATACGTGACAACAGCTAGTTCTGTTGCAGGCGTACAGATTGGTACACAAGTATCAGGTACCGGTGTTCAAAGTAACACAGTCATTATTAATATAGAAGAAGATTATACTCCGGGCGTAAACAGAATTACACTATCTAAGACTGCAACAGCAGCTGGAACAATTGCACTAAATCTCTATCACGGACTTAGTGACAAACAAGCAATTACTATCACAGGTGTAACAGGAGTTGTACAGTCAAACAGCAATGCTATTAACGGCGGTACATTCTATGTAGAAAAGATTGATAACTTTGCTGTAAGTTTATATATTGACGAAGATCTTACTACTCCTGTAGTAGGTTTGGGCACACACACTGCATACACAGGCTCTGCTGCAGCAACTGATACATACAGCATACAACTAGCGCCTGTTACACAAACAGCAACAGGTACTGGTATTGTAATGGCCGCAGACTCTAACAAGGTAGCAATACTAGATACTGCAGGTAATGGCCACATTTATGTGTATACTATTGACGAGAACGGTATTCTAACACAAGACATAAATGCGATCGTAACAGGGACTACAAGTATCCCCATTAAGTCGCAGCACCCAATTGACATTACTACAGTTGGTGAAAATGTACGTGTGGCAGTGGGATCAAGATTCACTACTTACGATACGTTTGGCACAATCATTGATACAGGCGACACTACATTTGATACACTAGTGTCTGACGGTATTGTTAGAATCTACGACTTTAGTGCAACATCAGGAACTGCGTCGTTAACACAGGTACTAACTGGACCAAACACTAACGGATTAAACTTGTTTGGTAAAACTGTTAAGTTTACAACCAGCGGCAAGCTACTAGTAGGCAACCCAACTGCACCATATGTATGGAAGTTAATACTGGATAGCAGTACAACAACTTTTGATGCCAACGACACTACATTTACAGATGTAATCATTGGATACGGTGCAGTAGAAAGCTTTGGATTGCACAGTCGTTACGGCGCAGCACCGGGTTCGAGTTTATATAGTACACAGTATGTGTGGGAAGGATCTGTATTCAATCCTATTAGTGCAGTAGATGATTCTACTACAGGATTTGGTTCAGCACTATCGGAAGTAAACGATACAGTTATCATTGCAAGTCCTTGGTCAGTTCGCGGCAAGATATACGAATACGATAATACGCAAGACGGATGGGCTGCAGAAACACAACAAGAGCAAGTGGTTGATACTAAACTAATTAATCGCGCACTCAGCTACGATCCAGTACAAGATCAGGTTATTGAGTTCTTATCTTTATGGGATCCGCTAAAGGATCTACACGACAGTGAAGCTATGATCAATGTTGATTATACATTATCAATTGACCCATCTATCTATCAAGAGAATTCGCCCGGAAATACTTTCTGGGCAGAAGAAAAAGTTGGAACTACATGGTGGGATAATTCAACTGCAGTATGGTTATGGTATGAACAAGGCGACTTATCGTACAAGATAAAGAACTGGGGTCAATTATTCCCAGGCAGTACTATTACTGTATGTGAATGGATTGAAAGCACCACAGTGCCGTCAGCGTACAATGTCAATGGTATGACTCCGTCAATGGGTACACCTCCACTGGGCGGACTGCAGCCGTATAATACCAAAGTTACAACAGACAGCAACGGCGCTACGGTGTTCCGATACTACTTCTGGGTTGCGGGCAAGCAGTCTATCTCGCAGTCAAGTAAGAAAACACTGAGTGTAGCAAGCATCGCAACAGCATTAACTAATGGCCCATACCAATGGGTAGCTGCTGCGGGCAGTGCCGGAGTTGTTACTCAAAACTTGCGTGATAATTTAGTAGACGGCGAACAAATTCTACAAATTGAAGTTCTGCGAGTTGAGCAAAATAGCCCACGTCACGTAGAATGGACATTGTTAAGCGAAGGCGATAACGTTGCACCGCCAACTTCACTTGTTAACAAGATGGTCGACAGCCTGACGGGGCGTGACCTAGCAGGAAATAATGTACCAGATGTTGAACTAGCTGCGCACAAGCGACTGGGCGTTAAGATTCGTCCACGTCAGACAATGTTTAACGACCGTGTAGGGGCAATTGAAGTTTGCGCAGAATATCTAAATGAATATCTAGCATCTATCATTGTTGAAGATGTTGATCTAGGCACAATGAATCAGTCTGATCCACAGCCATTGATCATGGAAGTTCAAGACTTAACAATCGACACAGGTGATACAACGTTTGACGATGGCTCAACAACACTTACTACCGAGTATCAAAACTGGGACGAATCTGTTCCTACATACGCAGATATTATTGTTAGCGACTTGCTGGCAAAACCTGCAGGATATTTGTTGCTAGTTGAAAGCGACGAGACACGTAAAAATTTGTGGACGATCTATATGTGGGACGGCACAAACTTAATGCTATCACGTGTACAGAAATACGATACAACACGCTATTGGTCGCGACTTGATTATTATTCTACAGACTATCCCGAGGGATCAATCGCAGCAGTAACACTTGCTACTGAGCAAGAGTTTCAGGACAGCAATTATGTAGATACTAATGTTAAAGTATTGGGTCCGGGCTACTGGAGAGTTCTGCGTAAGGATTCAACAGGTGATACCACCATAATGGCACTGGAAAACGGCACTATTAAGCTAGACATCACTGCAGCAGATTTCAATACATCAATGTCATTTGATACAAGTTCGTTTGACAGTGCAGTATTTGACTCTGAGCCTACCATTGAACTTAGAAACATTCTGACAGCAATGCGTGACAACGTATTTGTAAATGAATACAAGTATTTGTGGAACAGCTGGTTTTTCCGTATGGTCCGTCATGCATTAGTTGAACAGCGTCAGCTAGACTGGGCATTCAAGAGTAGCTTCATTAAAGTCAAACACTTTGTTGCTGAACTTGCAGAACGTCCTGTGTACGCGCTAGACATAGACGACAGCTTAGAAAAGTATATTACAGAAGTCAAACCTTATCATACTAAGATACGAGAATACACTTCTGTATACTCGGGCAAGGACGTGTTTGGTAGTCTGACAACAGACTTTGACTGCCCTCCTCATATAGTTGACAACCACTATGAAACAAGTGTAGTTGACGACCCGGAGCAAGCAAGCAGATTTGAAAATGAATGGCCATGGCGCAGTTACAGAGATAACCGAGGATACAGCGTAGTTGCAATCGTAGTAGCTGACGGTGGTACTGGATACGACATTGCGCCAACAATTAAGTTAACAGGCGGTAAAACTGTACTAGAAGGAAACGTCAGACTTGCTAGTGCTTACGCAGTAAATTTAGGATTTGCACAATCGTTTGAAACATTAGGTGCGGATAATTATTTCTCTGCTAGAAAGCTATGGTTGGATCAGCAAGCAATTAAGGACAGTTCAATTGATACTACAGACTTGCCAGGTGATGTGCTTGCAAACGTAGCAGGCGGCCCAGGTGTAGTAAATCTTGATGCAATTCGTCAAATCATAGTAGTAGACGAAGGCGAGGGATATCTGACTCCCCCAACAGTAGAAATCGTTAGCTTGCCCGGACATGGATCGGGCGCAAGAGCATATGCAGTACTAGGTAAGACTCCAGTTAGAATGTTTAAAACTGGAATGAGATTTGACCGTGTTAAGGGAACAGCAGATATTCTTTATCCGGAAACACGCGATCCTGCACAGGATAATCCAGGATTTGACGATTGGCATGCAGCCGATAGAATTGCAGCATTCTACGATCCGCAACCTGGACAAGCCGGCATACCAGAAAGAATTATTCAAACACATATTGGCGACGGCGTAACCACTACATTTGACCTGCCACAAGACTTCATGTACGAAGAATTAATGCAGGTTGCATTGGGCGATATTCTAGTAGAGCCAAGCGATTACACGGTGTATCCAAGCGAGATGACCATAAACTTTGCAACAGCACCAAGTAACAATACAACTATATCGTTGATATTGAATCCTCCGTTACTGCCATTGTTGTTAGGAGCAGATTACGATCAGACTAAGATTGTAAGTCCTAAATTCTCAACTGGACCAGGCTTTGCAAGTCAGGCGCGTGGATTTGATTCTGTTGATTTTGACAATTGGGAACTAGACCCGTACGGCAACTTAGTAGAATTAGGCGGGTATGACACATATCAATCTGGTGGACGATTTGCGTCGTCTAGCGGTTACGACCCATCTGCTGAAGTTTCTAATTCGGGCGGCAGCTTCATTGGACCAGATACGACACCAAGCACAGAAGAACTAGTGTCGGGGCAAGTGTTTGACGCATTGGATGTTAAGGTATTCACAGCTGAGTCACAAAATCAGAATATTAGTATCCAAACAATATCAGGAAACGGAACAACTACGTATTTTGCGCTCAACCCAGTACCAAGTAGTGTCGATAATATAACAGTATTTGTTAACGGACTGGTACAGGATCCAGGTGTTGCATATATTATTGATTACTCTAACATATTGGGACAAATAAATGCAGAGTTACAATTTAATACGGCACCTGCAGCAAACAGCATTATCACTGCTGTAGTAACAAACGATAATGGGCCAAGCGTAGAACAAGTTCAAAACTTTGTAGGTAACGGATCTAGCGAAGTGTTTCGAGTAACCGGAGTAGGACTTGATAATCCATTGCGTCAATGTATTGTTGTAGTTGATGGAATAAAGACCGCACATACCTTTGCAAGCGATTCAGCTCCTTATGAAAATGATGTATTAGTAACTATTAGTCCTGCTCCTGCAATTGGGGCAGTAATTAGAATTGTTTCATACCTCACAGTAGCAGGTGTACCGGTTGATCTCAAAAACTACACAGAAAGTTTTGTAGAATCAATTTTTATTAATGGATCATTGAATTATACAATAACAAATCCATCTGGCGCGCCAGCCCCATTGAGCACTAGTACAATTGCATATGCTGTTGCAGAAGGTGCAGAAGCAGGCTTACGTTTAACCCCGCCTGCAACAGCATACGCACTAGGCACCGGAGCAACTGCTCAATTTAACATACCAGTATGCCCAAACTTTAATATTGCGGGACTAGTAGCGGGCGATATTCAAGCAACAGTTAACGGCCAAATAGTATCTATTAGCAGTTACAGTTCAGGCGTTGTTACGTTGACGGCTACACCCGCACTAAACGATGTAGTTACTATAACAGTATTACCAAGCGGCGATTACTATGTACAAGGTAGCACCTTAACACTGACATCAATGGTAGACGACGGTTCTACTAATACTAAAATACTAGTTACAACGTATAACGACACTGCGCTAACCGGTATCAGAACAGAAGTGTTTGGCATTGATAATACACTGCACATTCAGTATCAAGGATATGGCATATACGGAATTGGATTAAGTCCAACACAGCAACAACTTGCAAACTTCTATTCTCGCGGACAGATTGTTCTGAGCGATGATATTATTGCAGTTAACCGTGTACAAGTATACAAGAACGGAGTATACATTGCTCCTGTCGTAGGATGGTACTTACAAGCCGAATCCAATAGAATAGTGAATATTGCAGGCGGCATTGACGACAATGACGTAATTGTTGTTCACTACTTTGCAGGAACATCAACTACTAGCTCAACAATAGGCTTTAGGGTATTCAAAGATATGATGGGCAGCCTGAGTGCATACAGATTACCATTGGAAAACTCAACAACAGTTTCTCAAGCAGTTACTACAGCCAGTGACAGAATTTATCTAACTAATGCTTCTGCACTTGTTGCACCGTCCCCGCTAATCAATCGTCCGGGCGTAGTAATGATTGGCAAGGAACGAATTGAATACTGGGAGAAAGGGTCAGACTACATTAGTCGTTTGAGAAGAGCAACGAAAGGCACCGGCGCAGGAAATCATCGCGTAGGTACACTTGCAGTGGACATGAGCTACAGAAATCAGTTACCCGCATCCGAGTACATGAATAGCGAAACATACTCTGCAAACGGAGCCACTGTGTCTTTTGCGCTGCCATTACTACTGACTACTTCCGAACATGATACGGACTCGGTGCTAGTATACGTAGCTGGTAAAAAGATGACATCAGGCTATACAGTGGATCAAAGCGCAGGATCGTACTATCAGGTTACGTTTAACGAAGCACCTAAGAGTGGGCTACGAGTTGTACTTGCAATCAAGCAAGCTTATAACTGGTATGATGTAACAGACCCAACGTCTAGCATGGCTGATACTGATACTCAATGGGCTATCTTTATTAGAGAAAAAACTACGGTATTTGACATATCATAAATACACGTATGAATAACGATACTAACCTACCCGCAAGCGAGGATAAGCAAGCACCAAATGATGCAGCAGGACTGCTATTTTCGGGCAAACTTAAGATAATCGATGCAGAAACTGGTGAAGTTTTAGTAGAACAGAGGTCAGAATAACATGATTCAGGGACATATTAAGATTTGGGAGCCAGAGACTGGCATTATACTAGTGGATAAGGACAACGCTATCCATTATGAAAACATTTCAATTGCTATGGCTAATGCACTAGCAGATCGCGGACATGGGTTCATTCAAGAAATGGCGTTTGGCAACGGTGGGACAACCATCGACAGCACGGGAATTATCACATACCTAGCCCCAAACACGCTGAATCAAAGTGCAGGACTGCATAATGAAACTTATTACAAGACTGTAAACGACAACAACGGGCTCAATACTGATCCTGCACGTAATCGTTTGGAAGTTCGCCACACTGTAGGCAAGAAGTATACTGATATCGTAGTTACTTGCACACTAGACTACGGCGAGCCTCTTGGGCAAGAAGCATTTGACAACGCAACCAGTACTAGTGACTATGTGTTTGACGAATTGGGACTAAAGTGTTGGGACGATAACACGGGCACAAACAAGCGTTTGATTACCCATGTTGTATTCCACCCCGTTCAGAAGAGTTTGAATCGTATTATTCAGGTGGATTACACCCTACGAATTCAAAGCTTCACAACATTTACAGAGACTGTATAACTGGCTGTAGATTGCGTTAGGGCTTTTGGTCCAACTGCAATAAATAGTTGGATAAGGAATTTAACGTAATGGCCTATTTAATTACAAAAACCGACGGTACTACGCTAGTTTCAGTAGCAGATAGTACCGCGGATAATACAACTGACCTAACGCTGATAGGTAAAAACTATTTCAGTTTTGGATTAGCTCAGAATCAGAATTTTGTAAAGCTGCTAGAAAACTTTGCGAATACTAGCTCCCCAACAAAGCCCATAACAGGACAGCTTTGGTACGACAAGACGTCCACAGTTGCTAAACTTAAAGTTTATGATGGCTCTCGCTTCAAAGAAGTTGGCGGCCCATACGTTTCTACTACAGAACCTACAGCATACTGGAAGCAGGGTGACTTTTGGCTTAATTCCTCAACTGGACAATTGTATGTCAAGAGTCAAGGGACAGACATAACAGCATCCGCAAGACTAATTGGCCCACTAGCAGATCCAGGCTTAGGTAAAAACGGATTAGAACACGATACTGCAGCAGATACGCAACCTTCGCCTGGATCACACGAAATTATCAGCATGTATGTTGGTAATTCTCGCGTTGCCGCATTCAGCGAGGATGCATATACGGCAGATGGCGAGACTGGATTTAGCGATGTAGTAATTGGCATGACAATGCCATCCACTGCACAATTATATCTCACAAACAATAACGGATTCTTAATTGGTGATACTGCACAAGGTGCAATTAAAACAGCAACTGGTTCAGTAACACTTGCAAATACCGAGAATAGCGGCGTTGTATACCTAGAAGCTAAAGCAAGTTCGGGACAAGCCAATAAAGTACTAACAGTTGCAGGCGTTGGCTTAACCAGTTCATCGGGTTATGTTGGCATTAACAAGACTGATCCCGTAGCAGCACTAGATGTGTCGGGTGTAGTTAGAACTAATACCGGCTTTACATCAGTGAGTAACTCGGGTCTAACTATAGGTTCAATCGGATCTGCTACCATTAGCATATCAGGCACTGACATTATAGTAGCTAATACTAGATCAACTGGCGCAATTGTTCTTAGACCAACAAACGGTAACATATTGATCGGCGGAACAACAAGCCCAAGTGGTGCAGAAAACAGCTTGGTCATATTTGACGGTGTTATCCCCTCCGCAGGCGTAGCAGGTGCTGCATTATTTTATGTCAGCGGTGGCGAAATGTTTGTTATGGACTCTGCTGGAAACGACACACAGATATCGCCCCACAACTTTAGTCTGATCCCAGAAGGTCCAAGTGAGCCAATGGCTTGGTCGTATTACAGTCAACGTGGCGGCAAAAAGATTAACGTAGACATGCTTAAGATGGCTCGTTTGTTAGAAAAGCTAACAGGCGAAAAGCTAGTTTACACGGAACAGGCGGATAACCAATGACCGTTAATTACGAAATTAATAAAAGCGATGGTTCGGTATTTTTAACCGTACCACAAGGCACTGCAGTAGAACAAGCAGGTTTAACTCTAATAGGTAAAAACTATGTTGCATTTGGTGAAGCACTGAATGAAAACATTGTTCACCTAGCAGAAAACTTTGCAGCAGTTACTGCACCTACTGGTCCTTTAACCGGTCAGCTATGGTACGATAAGGCAGGTAAGAGTCTCAAAGTTTATTCAGGTTCGCAATTTAACAGTTTAGTTACCGGCGTATTTCAAAACTCTCAACCAACTAGTCCAGTAGAAAATCAATTATGGTTTGATACCAACGACAGAAAGTTGTATGTTTATAGCGGCGGTTCTTTCCGTTTAGTTGGCCCATCAGGTATAGCAGAAACACAAGTACTAGCTGATACAATCATCGACACTGCGGGCGGCTCGCACACTGTACTGCGTGTATTGGTTAATAACAAGAACGTGGCAATCATTACAGACGAAACATTTGTACCTGCAAGTGCGCAAATTGGATTCAAGAGCGTTCCTTTACCAACACTAGCACCAGGACTAAACATTGGCGACGATACTACCTGGGACTTTAAGATTCGTGGACTTGCAACTGTTGCAGAAACACTCAAAGACGGTACAAGTACTTTATCGGCTAATAACATTATTCGTAACAATGCAAATGGAGTTATTGCCGGAACATTGAATGCTAACACTGGCCTAAGTGTTGGGTCAGCATCTCAGATTCAACTATACCCACAAAGCAATAACTTCCGCATAAGCAACACAGTTAATGGCGGGAACATCTATCTACAGACTACCAATGGTACTGGATTACAAAGTACATTCACTGTAACAACAGGACAAGAAGTTGGTATTAATACTGCCTCCCCTGCAGCAACATTGCATGTTGCAGGCACAGGTACATTACAAGTTGACGGAGCAGCAGTATTTGCTAGCACCGTCACTGGTGTAACTGCATCAACTTCAGACAATACTACAAAGTTTGCAACCACAGCATATGTTAAGGCACAGTTTAACAATACAGTACTAACAGGAGCACCAACTGCAACCGGAGTACTGTCGTTTAGCGAAAATAGCACACGTATTGCAACCACAGAATATGTTAAAGGTCAGTTTGATAATACTGACCTAACTGGTATTCCTACAGTACCAAATATTAGCAATCTTGCACAAAGCGATGCACAGATTGCTAATACTAAGTTTGTACAGGATGTTATTACAGGTACACTGATTACTAAGGCAAATGTTAGCGACCTAACTACAGTAGCTAACCGTGTAACTGTAATTGAAGGCGACTATGCATTAAAGTCTGGCAATACTTTTACCGGAACGCATAACTTCACTGGCGCAACAATTACAGTGCCAACACCAAGTGCAAATTCACATCCTGCAACAAAAGCTTATGTGGATGTTAAGGCAGATATTGCAAGTCCTACCTTTACTGGCGCTCCAATATCAACTACTCCGGCAACAAGTGACAACTCAACTAAGATTGCAACTACCGCATTTGTAAGAAGTGCAATCACAACGTACGGAACTGGTATATCAGGTGTAACAGTACAGGACACTGGTTCAGGTGTAGGCACTTCATCGGGTGTGACAACTATTAACTTTACCGGCACTGACGTTAACGTAACTTCGTCTGTTGGTAACACAGTTAATGTTGACATTAGTGCCGCGTCAACTACACTTCCGGTTGGATCAATAATCATGTGGTACGGTACTGCTGCTGCGGTTCCTGCCAATTGGCATATTTGTGACGGCACCAGCGGCACACCAAACTTAGTTAATAAGTTTGTAATGGGCGCAAGCGCAGACTACAGCAATCCAGCAACAACACCGGGCGAAGTTCGCTATGAAGGTGGCAGCAGCTCTAGTACAACGGCGTCAAACGGTGCACACACGCATGGTGGCCTAACAGGCGGGCACGTACTAACTGCGGGAGAACTGCCATCACACGCACACACATTATATGTTGATGGAGGAACTGACACCGATAACGTGTCATACGGATTTAACAATGCACCAGGTCTTGCAGTTGCTGGTAAGTCGATAACAGGCCCTGCTTCTGTTGGCGCATACAGATCAACTAACGGTCTATCAACACCATTGGTTGGCAGTGTTGGAGCAGGAGACCCACATACTCACGCAATCAATAGCGATGGGGTACATACCCATACTGTAAGTACGTTGCCTCCATACTACACCCTATACTTCATAATGAAGATAGCGTAATAGAAGAGAACAAACATGTCATATATTATAACCAAAAGTAATGGTCAAACATTAATAACACTACAGGATGGTACACTAGATACCACTAAAACTTCTATTACACTGGTGGGTAAGAACTATCCAGGATATGGTTCAACACTGAATCAGAACTTGGTACGAATACTAGAAAGCTTTGCTAATTCTACAGCCCCATCAAATCCACTAGTTGGACAAATTTGGTATAATACTTCTACTGGTAGATTAAATGTTTATAACGGATCGGGCTTTAAGCCACACAGTGCAACTGTTATTGCAACAGCCCGTCCCACAACAAATGCAAGTGGCGACTTTTGGTTTAAGTCAGACACAGGTCAG